AAAAAATTAATATAAATTTAATATAAATTATTATATATATTATTATATATTAATAAAAAAAATGGATGAAATTATTAATGGATATGCAGATTATTTATATGAAAAAAGTGGTGGTATGTATAATGACAGTGACAATGATAATGATAGTGACAATGATAATATGATTATTAATGAAATAACAGAAAATAATGATTCTTTATTAGAAATAAACGATCCAAATGAAAAATTAATTTTAGAAAATAATTTACCATTGGGTAAAATTTCATTATCAGAATTAAAAAAAGATCAAATTATTATTAAATCTGATAAAATTTCATTATCAGATTTAAAAAAAGATCAAATTTTTATTAAAAAAAATAATAACCCAATTGATGATAAAGTAAAAAAATTAAGTGGAAATATTATTATTAAAAATTCGGATATTACAGAAAAAAAAGGAATATTAAGTGAAAATATTATTATTTCTGGAACACCTTCTTTTTATAATTCAACAGAAACATTAGTTGATTTTATAAATAACTTATAAAATTTATAAATTATTAGTTTCTGAATTTTTAACATCTTCCGAGAAACTTTTTCTTAACTCTTCGCGTAATTCTGACGCATTCTTTGTTTTTTTTTCTTCTGCTTTTTTTAACCCCTCTTTATACATTTTAAACATAAATTTAGTATCTGAATTTAATGCATCTAATGCAATTTGATATTGTCTTCTTGCTTCTTGGACATTATGTGTGTTATTAGTTTCTAAATATAAAAATTTAACATATTGTGCATATACCTTGTTTTGCCATAATAATTGCTTTTCTTTATTAACAATATCACTATTACCCATACATTCTACTCTTTCTTTTTCAGTCGGTTTAACCGTATTTAAATATCTTAAATATTTTTTAAATGCTCTGGGGTTAAATATTTGTAATTGTACCATATAACGACATACTAATGGATATTTAGAAAAGAATTCTTTATATTCTTCCATTTTAACAATTGAATTATAACGTTCTTCTATATCTAAATTTTTAAATTCTTCATCGTTATCAAATTTTTTTAAAATATCAAAATGCATAGTTAACGCAAATTTAACCTCAACATTAAGATATTCTTCATTTTGTTTTTCTACTGACATTATTATTTATATATTAAATGTATATATATATTAAATAAATTATATAATTATAATATTTTAATATTTAATACATTATTAAAAATGAGTAATGAAATTTTTTTCACATTATTAATAATGTTTATAATCAATTTTAATTTAAAAATTGAATATTAATTATAATATATATATATATTATATACAAATTAATAAAATGAGTACTAAACGTTCAAATTCAGAATTTTTAAATAAAGATGAATTCCCATTTAATATTATTAATGGTATTATTAATTTTCCAAAATTATATTCAAAAACCAATACTACAGAAAATATAAGATTCTGGCAAATATATGGTTCGTTAGTTTCATCTTCTAATAATAAAATCAATATTACTAATACTTTAATTGATATAAATAAATTTAAAGAATATAATAAAAAAAATAATAATCTAAAATTATATATATACGCTGAATATGGTATTACCAATGGAAAACTTACTAAAACCGAACCTACCATTATTACAACTGGAAAAAATATTGGTAAGTCTAATGAAACTTCTATTATTACGCAATCTCTGATACATATGAGAACATTATTTTTAAAAAAAGTAAAAACTGGATATATGACAGATATTAATAAAACAAGTAATACAAATAATATTTACCCTATGGCTTTACATGTTTATGACAAATTTAAACATAAATTAACATTTCCTTGTTATATACAGCCAAAATTAGATGGTATTAGATGTACTATAACATATAATTTAAATACGAATAAAATAACAATTTTATCAAGAAGATTACATAAATTACACGGATTTGATTTTATGAGAGATGATGTTAAAACACTATTAGGTTATGATGATGAATTAATATTAGACGGTGAATTGTATAATCATAAAATGAATTTACAGCAAATAAGTGGTATTGTTCGTAATGAAGATAAAAATAATAAAAATAAACAAAATTTACAATTTCATATTTTTGATTGTATAGATTTAAAACATAGATTGACATTTCAAGATAGAATAACATTACTAAATACTAAGTTTAACGAATCTCATAATTTAAAATATCTATTCTTAACACCAACTACAGTTATTCATAATGTAGAACAAGGTGATACATTATTTAAAGAATATTTAAAAAATAAATATGAAGGTATCGTATATAAAAATATGAATGCATTATATGATTGGTCAAATATTAAAGAAAAGAGATCATATGGGTTTTTAAAGAGAAAAAATGTATTGGAAAATGAATATAAAGCCGTAGGCTATACACAAGGAAAAGGTTCAAATGTTGGAGCTATTGTACTAATAATGGAAACTGAAACAGGGTTAAAATTTAATGTAGTTCCAAATGCTACATTGGTAGAAAGAAAAGAGATGTTTAAATTAGCAAAAAATGATTTTAATAAACATTTTGAAAATAAAATGTTTACAATTCGTTTTGATGATTATAGTAAAGATGGTGTTCCACTTAGAGCAAAACTTATTACAATTAGACCTGATTATTTATAATTTAAATAATTACTTTGAAAATTTATTTTTTAATCCTTTTAACCCATTAATTATTTTTGTATGGATTTGTAAATTAAATACATAGTTAACTGCGAATAAATCAGCTATAACTAAAAATACTGTAATATAATTGAATGTACTATCATCTGCATCAAATTGAAATATTAGTATTAAGAAAAATACTGCTAATACACAAAAAGCAATAGTTATACTTTTTTTTGTTACGTATTTTTTATATTTTTCCATAAATGATTTATTGTTGTCATTATTTTCAACAACAAGTCCAGTTGTTGGTATATTTCGTTGCACTTGTTGTCTAACAACTGGTGGTGGGACATAAACTGGTGGTGGAGGAGGAACATATTGTTGTACTACAGGCTCAGATACAGGTACAGGTTGTAAAACTTCTGGTATAACTACTTCTTCTAAATTTTGTGCTGGTACTATATCATTTTCCTGAACTAAAGTTGTTTCTTGGTCCATTATAATTTTTTAAATAATTATATTATAATCTATATATTATATTATATAATAATGTTAATATATTTATAAAAAAATATAATTAATTTAAATATATTTTTTTTGTGTAATTAAAAAAAATTGATTATATATTTTAATTCTATATATAATTATATAAACAAATAATATACATAATGAATTGGGAAGATGTTGAGCTAAATTATAAATTATTTCAAGATCCAATACATCATTATATTAAAATAAATTCACTATGTTTACAATTTATAGATACTCCACAATTTCAAAGATTAAGACAATTAAACCAATTGGGTTCATTGTCTTATATATTTCCATCAGCAAATCATACAAGACATGAACATAGCTTAGGTGTTGGACATTTATCTGGACATTTAATGGAAGAGTTTCAAAAAAAACAACCTGAATTAAATATTACAACAAGAGATGTAAATATTGTGGCCATAGCAGGATATTTACACGATATTGGACATGGTCCATTTAGCCATGTGTTTGACGGGGTATTTATGCCTTTAATTAACCCTACAACAACATATAGTCATGAACAAATGTCATTAGACATGATTGAATATTTAATAGATGATAATAATATTGATATGGAAAGAAATGATATTAATTTAATAAAGAATATAATAGTTGGAGCCAAACAAAATACAACTAAATTAGATTCAAGAGATTATTTATATGAAATTGTAGCTAATGGTACAAACTGTATTGATGTTGATAAGTTTGATTATTTAAGTAGAGATATGCATCATTTATTTGGTACATCTAAGTCATATGATTTTACACGTATATATAAATATAATAGAATTATAGATAATGTAATTTGTTATAATTCAAAGGTTGTATTTGATATTTATGATTTATTTCAACAAAGGTATTTAATGCATAAAAAAATATATAATCACCGTAAAGGTAAATCTATTGAATATATGATAAGTGACATATTATTTCACGCAGATAATACGTTAAATATTTCAAAATCGATTGAAAGTCCAGAATATTTTATGAATATGACAGATAATATATTATATACAATACAAACATCTAAAGATGTAAATTTAAAAAAATCACAAGAAATAATTAAAAGATTAAATAAAAGACAATTGTATAAATATATTGATGAATTTATTATACCTGTATCATTAATTGATAAGATTAAAAAAATAGATCCAATAGATATTTCTACTAATAATTCAGATATAAATGTTAATATTAACCCAGATGATGTAATTATATATGATAATAAAATTAACTATAATTTAAATGATAAAAACCCTGTAGATAATGTATATTTTTATAATTCAAAAATGTTAAATGAAAAATTTCAAAAAAATAAAAATGAAATTAGTTTATTATTACCTAATGTATTTGAAGAAAGAATTATTAGAATTTATAGTAAAAATTTAGATAACAAAATTAATAATGCTATTAAAATTGCATTCCAAAATTATTTAAATAATTTTAAATAATTTTAAATAAATATATTATATTAATAATTTTGACTTTGTAATAAATCCTGTAATTGTTTATAATTTTCACTTCCACCATTTCCCCAGCTAATATTATTTTTTTTATTTAGTAACTTAATAAAATGTGTATATGCTAAATTAAATAATTCACAATAATGTTTACCACTTACATTACCTGCACCTGTACCTAAACTTGGGATACATATAGTTTTTATTTTATTTGTAGGAAATGATATATTATGAGTATTAACTGTATTAAATATATTCCAACAACACCAATAAATAACTGAACGATCTGTTATATTAGATGGAACCATCATAGTTGGGCTATGTAATAGATATGGACAAACAGAGTTACCTGTTGATAACAATAATGCTGTGCCTGGCATTTGTTGTTTATTTGAAATTTTAGATAATTGATTTTGTATATGTGGTATAAATACTTCAGTAGAACTGAAATAATTACATATATGTCTGTCTGCCCCACCATGCATTAGTCCAAATGAATTTGCTGGGCTTATAATACAGTCGAATTGTTGATGTAGATCTTGAAAATAACAACATTTAACTTGTACATTATCATATTTTTCCAATTTTTGTAATTCATTGGTTATTTCTTTATTAAAATCGCATAATATAATATTAAAATTCATTATTATATAATATATATATATTAATTATATTTAAAATATAATTAATAATTCAATTTTAAATAAATAGATAAATATATATATTATGAGATATAAAAAAACAAATATGTATGAAAATGAATGTAGTATTTGTTTATCAGATATACATATAAATAATAGTAATTATACTACATTAACATGTGACCATATATTTCATACAGAATGTATTAATAAAAATAAAAATGATTTATGTCCATTATGTAGACAAAAATATATAAATAATAATATTATAGATTTAGAGTCAAATATAAGTACTGATAGTGTGTTAGATGGTTATAAAAAATTATTACCATTATCTTGTGGATTAATTTTAATATGTATAGGTTTATTAGTATTACTTATATTATTATAATTTATATTATTAATCAAGTGTAACATATTGTAAAATAAAATTAATTTTTTATATTATCGTTAAAAAAAATTGATTTTATTTTTTATTTTATATAGATATAACTAATAAATGTGTAGCGATAAAATAACGAATGAAACGTGTATCGAAAATATATCAAATGAAATGTGTATTGATGATAAAATAACGAATGAAACATGTATAGAAAACATATCAAATGAAATGTGTATTGATGATGATAAAATACAGACTGGAACGTATATAGAAAATATAACAAATGAAATAGATAAAATCAATAAAATAATAAATGAAATGAATGAAATGAATAAAATAAATAAAATAAATGAAATAAATGAAATAACAAATGAAATAAATGAATTAAAACATTATATAAAAACAAAAAATCGTCAAAAAGAATATACTAAAAAATATTATAATAAAAATAAAAGTAAAATAAATAAAAAATATTATCAAAAAAACAAAGAAAGAATTAAACAATATTCTAGAGAATATTATCAAAAAAATAAAGATAGAATTAAACAAACTGCTAAAGAATTTAATACTAAAAATAAAGATAAAATTAAACAATATAATAAAGAATATAAAATTAAAAACAAAGATAAACCTAAAAAAAGAAAAACAATAGATAAAAATTATTCAAAAGAATATTATCAAAAAAATAAAGAAAGAATAAAACAAAATTTAAAAAAAAATTATCAAAAAAAAAAATTAATATTACAAAAAGCAGAAGAAATATTAAAAAGGAAAGAAGAATCTAAAACTTTCACACAACAATTACAAAACGTACATAGGAATGTAAATGTAAACGGTGTGTCTGAATGGTTATCAAATGTAAAAATATATAATATATAAAAGAAAAATTAAAATTGATTTTATTTTTTTATTTAATTATATATAAAAAGATGTTTAAAAGGGTAACAAATGTAATTAATAAAAATACAGAAAAAAACGTATATGATATAATATTAAATACATTTAAATTAGATAATAATATAGTTAAAACAGATAAAGAATTATATAATTTTATATGTGACATAAAAACAAATATATTAATAAATATTAGTAATATTATAAATAAAATAAATAAGAATGAATATACATGTGGAAAAAATTATGAAATAAGATAATATATATATTAATTTAACTAATAGTATTCCAAAAATTATAGATTTAAATAATGAAATATTATATAAATTATTAATAATTTTAATTTATAAATTTATTAAACATAAATATGAAAAAACTGAATTATTAAATGATACATTATATATTTTGTTTTAATTTTTTAATTTATATATAAATATAATTATTATTATTAATATAACATGAATATAAATCTTAATAATAATTTTTTAATTTATATATAAATATAATTATTATTATTAATATAACATGAATATAAATCTTAATACTATTGATAATAATTTATTAAATAAATATAATATAAGTATAGATCAATTAGATAATGATTATTATTATGGACATTATCTAAATATAGATGGATGCTTAGATTCAGTAAATAATATTGATGATTATATCCATGAAATTGCAATTGTATGTGTAATGCTAAAAAATAAATATAACTATGAATTTTCTAACAGATATGGTTATGATATGCAAAAATCATCCCTTACTTATAGAAATATATATACTATGATTGAAAGTAATAACTCATCTAATATAACTGATGACATATATAAAGTTATACAATTCCAACAAAATAGAGGTCATTTATAAAACTATATTTTATTTTTTTTTATTAATAATATAAATTTGTAATTTAAAATTGAATATATAATATATATAATATATACATACTATTAATTTAATTTTTATAATAAGAATCACTGATAGTATAATATGAGTAAATCCCAAAATAATTATATTCCATATTCTGAAATTGACAGTGTTCAATTTTATATATTAGGAGATGATGATAATGAGATAGATTCATCTGTTGAGGTTAAAAACAAAGAACTGTTCCGTAATCAGCTCCCCCACCCGAATGGCATATACGACAGGCATTTAGGTACAACGAGTAATGAGTACAATTGTGGCCAGTGTTTCAATTCTAAAGATAACTGTGATGGTCATTCTGGAATTATAAAATTACCATATCCTGTGGTGAATCCATTATTTAAAAAAGAATTATTAAAATGGTTAAAGATCACATGTTTTAAATGTGGTTTACCGATTATATCAGAATTAAAGAATAAAACAAATATAAATAAAAAACATATATTAAATGAGTATATTAAACATACGAGAAATACAGCAAATAAAAATATAAATTGTGCAAATTGTAATGAATTGCATCCATATGTATATAAAGATACTAAAGATCAATTAAGAATATTAATTAAGATAGATGATAATGAGAAAAGATTATATAACATTGAGATTGAAGATATTTTATCAAGAATTACAGATGAGACAGTATTAAAGATGGGAAAAAGTTTATCATCACATCCAAAGAATTTTACATTACGTGTAATTAGAGTCCCACCTGTAACTATTCGACCAGATATTAAAAAGATTAAAGGTGGTAGATCAAATAATAATGATTTAACTACAATTGTAAAGATAATTATAAATTTAGTTGATAAAATTCCAAAGATTGTTGATATTAATAATTTATTTAAAAATATGGGTAAAGATGAAAAAGATAAAGATAAACTCATTGATCATTTAGATACGATTGAGATGAATTTTATTAATTTAATTAAAGATACTCCGGCATCTAATGTAAATAAACTACAAACAAATACTGGTATGTCATTAATGTCAGTTTCTAGTAGATTTCCAAAGAAGACTGGACGTATTAGAAAAAATTTAATGGGAAAGAGAACTACTTATATGGGTAGAAGTGTAATCACTGGAGATAATTCTATTAAAATTAATGAAGTAGGTGTACCTATTTCTATTGCAAAGAATATTCAAATTCCGGAAACGGTAAGGTCATATAATAGAGAACGATTAATGATATACTTTTTAAATAAAGATAAAGTATATCCAGGTTGTTCTAAAATAATTAAAAAAAATACAGGCCAAGAATATGCCATTGTAAATATTACAAATGAGTTAATGTTAGAAGAAGGAGATATTTTATACAGAGATGTAATTGATGGAGATTTTGTAGCAATGAATCGAGCACCATCTTTATTATATAGTTCTATAAGTGGACATATTGCTAAGATTATAAAAACTGGCAATACATTAAGATTATCAGTAAATGTAGTTGATACATTATATGGTGGTGATTTTGATGGAGATGCTATGATGATTGTATTTCCACATAGCTTAATTGCTAGAAATGAATGTAGTTATTTATGTAACTTAGAGAGATGGTTTATTTCATATAAGAATAGTGCACCATCAATTGGTATATATCATGATGGATTGATTGGTATTTCCGAATTTACAAGTGATAACACACAAGTTAATAAATATAATACTATGAGATTATTATCTCAATTAACTAATTATGAAATCTTAAATGATATACATAAAATTAAAAATTTAAATGATGGTAGAGAGATTGTATCATATTTATTACCAGAGATTAATTATAAAAAGAAATCTGGACATTATAATCCAGATCAAGCAGACTTTATTGATTTTATACCAAATGAAAAGATGGTAATAATTAATAGAGGCAAGTTAATTACTGGAAAATTAGATAGTAAAACAGTTGGACAAGGGGTAGATGGAAGTATTTTCCATATTATTCATAGTGAAATGGGAAGTAAGGAAGCATTAGACATTATTTATAATTTACAACAAGTTACTACAATATTTCAAATGCATAATGGTTTAACCATTTCATTTGATGATATTTCAATAAAAAAAGATTCATTAAAACTTATTGGGGAGAAAACAACAGTTATATTAAGTGAAGCAAATGATATTACTGAAAAATTAAAAGATGGATCATTGATCCCGCCTATTGGAATGACAATTCATGAATATTATGAACAACAACAATTGGCAATATTAAAATTAGGAGATGATTTTCTAAAACCAGTATTAAAAGGAATTGAAACATCAAATAATTTATATAAATTGATTTCATCTGGTTCAAAAGGAAAATTTACTAATTTATTACAAATTAGTTCAGCTATTGGACAAACAAGTATTGGTGGAAAAAGGATGGGAACAACTTTCAGTCATGGTAGAACATTACCATATTTTGAAAGGTTTGCAACTGAACCACAAAGTAGAGGATTTGTAACAGCCTCGTATGCAAAAGGAGTTACTAGTAGTGAATTTCTATTTCAAGCTATGGAAGCTAGATATGGTATTATTAATAAAGCCTTATCAACTAGTATTACAGGGCATCAAAATAGAAAGAGTATTAAAAATTTAGAATCAATTAAAATTGATAATTTAAGAAAATCTACAAAAAACTATAATATAGTACAATTCTTATATGGAGAAGATGGTATTGATAATAGATACACAGAAGTTGTAAAATTTAATACTATTTTAATTTCATATGAAGAATTTAAAAAAATATATAAATCAGATATTAAAAAATATAATAAGATATTTCAAAATAAACAAGTTGAAAGTTTAATTAATGAAGAATTTAAACAACTTGAATTTGATAGAAATTTATATAGAAAATTATATCTACAAATTGAACAACAGAATAATAAACATAAATTGATTAGTGATACACAAAATTTACCAATTAATATTTATCGTATTATTGAGGATGTTGTATATAATTTTAAAGATTACATTAATGATAATAAAATTGTTATTAATCCTATTTTAACAATTGAAAAAATTAAAAAATTATGTGAATCATTAAAATATTCGCATTTTAATGAAATTCAACAAAATAAAAATAAAAAATTATCTAATATTATTATTCAATCATTTACATTGATTGAAATAGCTATTAGAAGTAATCTATATTTAAACAATATTGTTAAAAAGAATATAGATGAAAAAATTTTAGACATTATTATACTACGTATTCATTATACGTTTAATAATGCTTTAATTGAAGCTGGAACACCTATTGGTATTATATCAGCACAGTGTATTTCAGAACCAATGACACAATATGTATTAGATAGTTTACATAGATCTGGTTCTACTGGTACCAAAACAGACTTTTTAGTAAGAACCAAAGAAATTTTTGGAGCTAAAGATACATCAAAGATGAAATTTCCTTTAATGAACATATTTATTAAAGATGAATATATTGATGATCAATTTAAAATTCAAGAAATTGCAAATCATATTGAAATGATGCCATTAATTAGTTTTATTGACACATATCAAATATTCTATGAAGATTATAAGAAAATAATTCATCCAGATTATAAAGATGAAATAAAATTAATTCAATTATATGAAAAACATAATCCTAATCTATATATTCCAAATAATTTAATTAAATGGTGTATTCGTCTAGAATTTAATAAAGAAATATTAATTGAGAAAAATATGAAGTTTGAAACAATTTGTATGAAATTAAAAGAAATATTTCCATTATTATTTATTATAAATACTGCAGAAAATGCAAATACCATTATTATGAGAATTTATATCCAAAATAATATATTTAAAAGAACTGATATTATTAATTTACAACTAATTGACAAGTTTATACAAAATACTTTATTAAAAACTATAATTCGAGGTGTTGACAATATATTATCAACTCATGTTAACGATAATATCGCAAGATCTTTTATCATCGAAGATGGATCAATTGTTACGAAAAATGTTTACACAATTGCAACTAATGGTACTAATTTAGAAGATCTATTTGATAATGAATTTATTGACCCATATCTGACTCAATCTGATAGTATTATTGAAATACAAGAGTTATTTGGTATTGAAGCTGCAAGACAGAAAGTAATTATCGAATTGCGTAATATTATGCCAAATGTGGTGGCAAAACATTATCTTATGTTCGGTGACGAAATGGCAATAACTGGCGAAATAACGTCTATTGAAAAAAGTGGGCTAGAACAGAGAGAGAAGAGTAATTTGCTACTTTTAGCATCGTTGAGCCATCCGATCCAGGCTTTGGAGCACGCCGCAATAAATAACATAACAGCGAGTACAAACCATTGTTTGTCATCAAGCTTAATGGTGGGAAAAACACCAGAAACATGTGCTAATTTCAACGATGTTGTAATGAATGAAGCGTTTATTCAAGAAAACTAATATTAAATAAAAAACAAAAAATATATATTTTTTTTAGTATATTAAAAATGTCATTACCTGTTTTTAATAACAATGCTAAAAAAAACATATCTTTAGAAAAATTACAAATGGAAAATTCTTCATTAAAATTTTTTAATGAATATACCGATATGGAGAATAAAAATTTATTACAAAAAATAAGACTATTAGAAAATGAAAATGTACAATTAAAAGAAAGTTTAAGTAAGCATAAAACATTAGTAAATGTTGGTATACAAACAGATCCATTAAAAGAACATGTTTATGATAATAATTTATATATTAATAAAATATTATTAAATAATCAATTTCATAATCAAAAAATAAATAATGAAATATTAAAAGAATTTCATATTATTTAAAGTAATTCATTATTTGACCAAAATTCAGTTAAATGTGGCAATACTGGTTTTTTTATTAAATTTGTATGCCAACACCATAAACTGTTTAAATTTATATATGTTTGTGGTATATGTGTTAAACTAGTGTAAGAACATTTTAATTCTTTTAAACTTATTAATTCATCTGGTAATTCTGTTATTTTTAAATAATTACAATTTAAAAATTTTAATTTTGTATATTCTTTGGGTATTTGTGTAATACAAGTACCTGAACAATCTAATTCTATTAATTTATTATATTCTTTTGAAATTGTAGTCAGATTAGTATCTGAACAATCTAAATCAATCAAATTAACATACTTATCTGACAAATTTGCCAATTTGGTTTTATAACAATATAATATTTCTAATTTTGTAAATGAATCAGATAATTCTGTAATATCTGAAGAAAACATGTTTATTTTATTTAATAATTTATATTGTTTTGGAATATATGTAATATCTGAATTAGAACAATTTAAATCTATTAAATTTATATATTCTGGTGGTAATCTACATATATTTGTATGACTACAATCTAAATATTTTAAATTTGTTAATTTTTTTGGTAAAAATTCAATATTTGTACATTCATTTAAATCTAATTCTGTAATATCAGTATTAAATGAATTATCGCAGATTATACACATAATTTATTATTATTTAATTAATATTTATTTTTTAATATTAAATATAATTTATTATATATATATTAATAATTAATATTTAAATATGGAATTTTATTTAGGACAATATGCAACAGCACCAGCCAAAAGTAAAAAGATACAACGTGGGTATGAAATTAGATCACCTTCTGAATTTTCTATTTTACCAAAACGTACACATATGTTAAATACACATATTACATTTATACATAATAAAAATGAACATATATACTTAGAAATTTGTGATAAATATAAAGGAAAATTATTTATCATTAATAGTTATTATAGAAGTGTAAATAATCAGTCTATGATAATAGAACTTCAAAATACTTCAGATGAAACAATAAATTTAAATAAAAATGATATTGTTTGTGATATCGTAAAACAACTAAATATTATATCAAATGTTGTGTATTTAAGTGATATTAATGAAAAAAAACGTCAAGAAGAATTAATAGAGAAAAAACGACAAGATGTAATAGTTGAGAAGGAACGTCAAGAAAAATTGGCAGATATTAAACGACAAGAAATGGCAGCAGCTGCAAATAGACGTCAAGTAGAGTTAGCAGTTCAAAATGAGGAAAGACAGAGACAATTAATTATAGAAGAGGCAGAATTGGAAACAAAGAGAGTTGAAGCAGCAGCAGCATTATTAGAAGAACAGAAACAAGTGGAAGAAGATGCAGGAATTGAATTAATTGATGATGGTGTTGATGAATTAGAGGAAGATGAAGAAGAAGTTGAAGAAGAAGTTGAAGAAGAATCTAAGGATGAAGTTGAAGAAGAATCTAAGGATGAAGTTGAAGAAGAATCTAAAGGTGAAGTTATTCCACAGGTTAAACCAAAGAGAAAATACAAAAAAAGAACACCAAAACCAATTGTTACATAAGATTAAAAACTATCAATAAAATTTTTAATATATATACCACTCGGGTGATATTTTTTTTTCATATAATATTCAGCTATATTCCACAGAATTGGTAATTTTTTATAAAATTGTTGAATTTTATATAATTTTTGAATTTTACTTGCAGAATCATGATGATAATGTGAATAATATTCATCGTCAGTAGTATATATATCATATTCTCTATCGTACATATCTATCCATTCATTATAATTTAGTAGTATTTTCATAATTTATATATATAATAGATATAATTATATAATAGATAATTATATAATTATTTTTTTAACATATAAGCATAATTTGTATATTTCATATCATTGTTTAATAATCCATCTAATTTGAAAAATTCAGAATTATCTATTTCAAATGATTGTTTACTTTCTTTACATTTTGGATATTCGATATGGTTACTATTAGGTTTTAATGTAGAATTTCTACCAAATTCGTATAGGTGTTCAAAGTTTTTAATAAAATAAAAATATGAATTAGTGAAATTATCTAAACCAAAAGTTGATATACTATAATTAAACATAGAATTATTGAATTTTTGACCATTTGTTTTTTCAAATAGTTCATTATCTAAATTAAATAATTCATGAGACATTGTAATGATAGTTATTAGAGAAGAATAATAATGTAAATATATTTCATTATTTTTATCATTAAAATAATAATTTATCAAAAAGTATGATAAAATATAATTATAATTTGAAATAATGAAATTATATTTTTTACCGTTAAATGTTAAATTTGATAAATTAACTGATAATAATTTACTATATAGATCTATAATTTCTAAATTTGATTTTTTAATAATAATAGAAACTGGTTTAATGTCAATTATTCTATTATATTTATCTATATCTGTATCATTAAATTTATAATATTTTTTAAACTCATTTAATAAATTATCAATATTATTATTACTATTATTAAAAGTTATATGACATTCTGATTGAATATCCGAATTTAAAAATAATTTATTATTTTTTTCTATAATTTTAATATTAGAATTAATACATTTATTAAAATCTATGTTAATTTTTTTAATAATATCATTGTTTTGATATTTTGTATCAAATTCAGTTAAAATTTTTTTAAATTGTGTATAATAAAAGGAATATGCGGTAATACCATGGATACATAAATCATGATCAGTTTCAAAATAACTATTTTCATTATTATAAAAATAATCTACCTTTTCGTCATTTATATCTGCAATATTGTGAATTTTTTCCTCTTTATCAAATATATTAAAAGTATGTGTAGTATCATTAAATAATTCCAATGGGATTGTATAGTTTACTAGATCTGTTTTTATTTTTGAATGTATTAATGAACTATCTGTAATATTAAAGTTATCTACTAATATTTTATTTCTACAAATATCTTTTTTAAATCTATGAAATACATTATATGAAGAACCAGTAATTTCAAATAAAAAACTCAATGAATTACATTGATCAATTTTTTGATAATTAGGGTCAATTATTATAAAATCTAAATATTTAATAGTTGGTAATAATTTTATAATATTTGTTGGAACATATGTTACATCAAATACGGTATAACCACTCATTTTTACACGTATGGTAGAATTATGTATGGCTGGTATCATACTAATGTTTGGAATTTTTTTATTACATAATATATTGGATAATTTATCTGAATGATATATGAACTCATCTGTGTAAATATCAAAATCTGGAATAGTACAATCTTCATATAATTTTTTATTTAATGTTTGTAAAGCAAAATCTATACTCATACCTCCTACAATAATTAATTTATTTTCTATAATATAATTTTTAACTAAATCTAACGCCAAATCTATATTATTTTTATGTTCATTGTGTTGATATTCTATAAAATCTGGATTTGTAATATTATCACATGATATGTCCATTATTTATTTTATTATAAGTAAATATAATAAATAATAATCAGAAATAATATATTATAATATATATAATATATTATTTATATAAATTTTTAATTTAAATATGAATGATGATGATCAACAATGTGCTTTTTTGAATTATTTAAAACGGTCAAATCCGCAATATAAAACATCATATTGTGGAGTTAAAAAAAATAATAAATTAATAACAGATAACTTGTCAATGGTTGGTAAAATTACAACATTGGGAAATTCTGACGTAAATGGTATATTTACAGTATCTAAGAATTCTAATGGACAATATATATTAAAGAAAACAACAGTAGACTATATATATATATATAATGGGTATATGATGGATGATGGTAATATAATATTTACTAATCTTAATGGGACACCTTTATATAAAATGAGAACTAATTTTTCTATTAAGGTTAATAAACAAATAAACACACCAGGAGTAGAAACTAAAAATATAAATACAGATAATTTAACAGTTGCTGGAAAAATTGTAGCATTGGGTGATTCTGATGTTAATGGATTTTTTACAGTATCTAAAAATATTACAGGTAATTCAGATTTAATATTAAAAAAATCTACAGTTTCAGAATCTGGTAATAATATCAAATTATACAGTGGTAAAATATATGGGGCAAAAATTATTTTCACAGATGATAAAAATAATGAAGTATATATAATGGGAACACCCAATTCATTAAAAATATCACATAAAGTTGAAGCACCCAGTTTGAGTTTAGGAAAATATAAACAAAATGTAAATGGTAATGTGTTAAAGTTATATAGTGGGAGTAAAGATAATAGTTTGATAGATTTTTTAGATAATGCTGGTAGTAGAAATACATATCTACAAGGAAATAAAGATGAACTGTATACACCTGGTGCTTTTAAATCAAAAAAAATAATAACAGATAATATTATTTTAAGTAATCCTAAAAAAGGATCATATTATAAACATATTAATACAACAGATTCAAAAGAATGTGATAAAAATGAGTATGTTTGTGGAGCTTCTCCTAATTATTATGGAGTTTCAATGGTGGGTTTATCTCTTAAATGTTGTAAATTTGATCATAGAACAGATGAATAATTTATAATTAAATTATATTTTTTTTTAATTTAGACATATATATAAATATTAATAATAATTATGTATTATATTTATATTTTAGAGTTAGAACAAAATAAATATTATATTGGTAAAACAAAAAATGCAGAAATTAGGATAGAAAACCATTTTGATAGTAATGGATCTGGTTGGACAAAAAAATATAAACCTGTTAATGTTTTAGAAATTATACCAAATTGTGATAGTTATGATGAAGATAAACATACATTAAAAATGATGTATAATTATAGTATAGATGATGTTAGAGGCGGATCATTCTCAACAATAGAGTTAAGTAACGAGTTTAAAATATTTATACAACATATGTTAAATTCTATTAATGATGTGTGCTATGTTTGTAAAAAGGAAGGTCACTTTGGTAAACAATGTAAACAAAAGTTAAAAACAGTAGAAATAAAAAATATAGAAGAAATAATAGATGATGAAATAAGTATATGTACAAGATGTAGGCGAGATGGACATATCAAAGAAATATGTAATTATAAAACTTTTAAAGGTGGTAGAAGGAGGATAAAAAGATATAAAAAGAAAAAAACATAATATTTAATATAAATATAATTATAATTATTCACTTTTTTCAAAATGTAAACATAATCTTTTATCAATATCTTTATCCAAAAATATTGATAAATCATCACCAACTGTCATATTATATTCATCTAGTAAGGAATATCTATCTTTAATTGCTTGATATGTCATTTTTACCATACCTACTAAATTATTTACGGCTAACAACAAATTATGTTTAAAATCGTCAGAATAATCACCTTCCATAACATCGTAAATTTTTGTTCTATATAAACTATCATCTATATCTAATTTTAATATATATTTATTATTTTCAAAATTAAGTACCATTTCACTGGTTGGTCTATTTGATTCCATTATTTTTTTATCGATAGTATTAAAATTAAAATTATCATTAAAAGTATAATTAATTAATTTTAATAATAGTACTTCTGAAAATCCATTAATTTTATCATAATCTCTAATGATATCTTCTTCGGAAAGTTGTGTTGCCATTTTATAATATTATATATTTTTTATATATAATATTATAAAAATTATATTAAAATATAAAATTGATTTTTTATTTTAATATAATAATATATAATTAATTAAAATGGAATGTATAATATGTGTTGAAAAATTTAATAATACATCAAGAAAAGAGGTAAATTGTATTAAGTGTAAAGCTGGAATATGTAGATCATGTCATATGACATATATGATGGATAATAAATCATTTGCACATTGTATGAATTGTAAATATGATTTTGACAGAAAATTTTTAGTAAATAATTTTACTAAAAAATTTATTAATAAAGAATATAAATTACATAAAGAAGATTTATTATATAATATTGAAATATCTAAATTACCAGAAGTTCAAAAATTTATTGAATTAGATAATTTTAAAATAGAATTATCTAATATAATACAATTAATTGAATTTAAGAAGAAATTTATAAATAAGAACTACCTATATTATAAATGGAATATTAATTATAAGTATGAAGCAAAACATGTATATAGATATTATATGTATGATGAAATCTTATTAAAAATTTACAATATAAAAAATAACAATTATAGTAATTTTTATGATTTTTATGATAAAAATATAGAAGGATATGAAGCAAAAATAATTACAGATAATTATTATTTTAAATTACATCGGAATATACAATCAAATTTATATAAAGATCATAAGAAAGTATATAATAAACAACTTTTTAGATTAAAAAATATATCAGATTCGTTATCTATTACTGAAATAGATAATATAGATTTTGATACAATAAAAATAAATATTGATACAATATTAAATCTTAATATTGATACAATAGAAGACATACTTGAAACTAAACCTATAAAAGTACAAAAAAATATAAATAAAAATAATTTTACAATGAGTTGTGCTAATAATGGGTGTAAAGGATTTTTATCTACTAATTGGAAATGTGGTATATGTAACATGTATACTTGTAAAAAATGCCATATGTTGGAAATTAATAACTTTCAATTTGAAGATGAAAAATTATCAAAACAAGAATTTGAAATATTTAACATGAGAAAAGAAGATAAGCATACATGTAAAAAAGAGGATATTGAATCTTTTGATTTAATAAAAAAAGATTCAAAACCTTGTCCAAAATGTAAATCAATGATTTTTAAGATTGAAGGATGTTATATGATGTTTTGTACAATATGTACTACATCATTTGATTGGAAAAATGGAAAAATACTTACAAAGAATTTACATAATCCACATTATTTTGAATATCTTAATAAAAATAAAATTGTAACAACTAATAATGAAAATTTAGATATTTGCGGAATTCAATTGGGTCATATACAAAGTAATGATTTAAGGGATATATTTCGTATAATATTACATTTAGAAGATATTACATTAAAAAGTTATGATAATAATAATAATAATAATTTAGAATTAAATAAACAATATTTATTAAATAAAATAGATAAAGATAATTATAAGACTAAAATTCAAAAAAGAAATAAAAAAAGAGATCAAAATGATGAAATATATATTAATTTAAAATTATATATTGATACGGTTAAAGCTATTTTATTAGAATATGCTTTTAGTGCAAATAAAGATGAAAAAATTTATATAAAAAAAATAGAAAATTTAATTCTATTTGTTAATGAAAAATTTATAGATATCTCAAATGTTTATTCTTGTGTAAAATATAAAATACGAATGCATTCTTCTTATATATAAATATTATTAACATCCAAATGTACTTTCGGCGGAATACGAAATATATAAGAAAAAGTCTTCGTCTTTTTCATCTTCGTAAATATTACTCATTAATTCAGCAGTTGGTATTAATTTATTATTAATAAAAAGAAATATAGCCTGATTTGAATCTAATTTTATTTTTTTTCTAATTACATATATAAATTGTCCCATAGTTAATTCTTTTGGTATAAGAAATTTAAATTTAGTTAAATTGTTTAATTTACCACCCTTTGCTTGTTCACAAATTACAGGAATTCTTTCTGGATATTTATCTAATATTCTTTTAGATTCTTCTATTCTTTTTTCTAAACTAACTGTACTTTTAAAATCATTCATGTTTATTATACTGTATATATATAATAAATATTTTAAACTTTAAATTAAATTAATATTTAAAATTGAATTTAAATATAAAGTTATATAGTTAGTATAATTAATTTCAATATAAACATATATAAAATGGAATTTGAATTAATTGACGAAGACGAATTTAACGATATTATCACAGAAATAGACAAAACAATAATTGAAGAGGATAATTATAAAGTATGTATTAATTGTGATATACAAATGAATATAGATATTAATAATAAATATACATGTAAAGAATGTGGATATATTCGACATATTACTACAGAAAACGATGAATATCAATCATCATCAGATAATTATAATACAAATAGTAATTATAATTTGCCGATTAAATGTGTTGGACCAAAATCATATAATTATCAAAAATGTATAAGAAATAGTACATCTGAATATAATACAATACAAGAAAAGAATATTAAGAATAAACTATATAAATTAAATTATCAATCAACAAAATTATCAATACCGAAAAATATAATTAGTAATGTAATAGAACAATATAAATTTATACGTAATAATTATAATGTATATAGAGGAGATATTTTAAAAGGAATTTTAGGTTCTCTTATATATTATCAATGTTTAAAAGAAAAAATTATTAGAAAACCAAGAGAAATAGCACAGTGGTGTAATATTACAGAATCTAATTTAAGTAAAGGTGATAAAATAATCAGAAATCTACATGAAGATGGAGTATTGAAATTAAATTTAACTGATAATTTAGAATCAAGTTTTATTAATTCATATTTAATTAGATTAGAAATAGATCTAAAATATTCTGAATTTTTATATGAATTATTGATTTATATTAATACATATAAAATTGGTAATTTAAATTCTAGATTATCTACAAAAGTATCAAGTATAATTTATTTATTAATTTTATCAAAGGATATGAATATATCTATTGATACAATTTCTGAAGAATTTGATATTTCAATAAGTACGTTTAAAACATATTACAATAATATTTATAAAAAAAGAGAATTGTTAATTCCACTATTTGAAAAATATGAAATTAAACAACCAATTAAATTGCCCCGAAAAAATAAACGTACACAAAACCTATCTAAAGATATTAAGGAAAAACTTGTTTTAGAAGTTGTATAAATTTATTAATGATGTTAAAATTTTTTTTAATATAAATATATAAATTATTATAAATATATAAATTATTATAAATATATAAAATTATTATAAATATATAAATTATTATAAATTTATAAATTATTATAATAATAAACATGAAGATTATTATTAGACCAATGAAGTATAGTGATTTGTCTCAAGTAATGTCAATTAATATAAAATCATTACCAGAAAACTACAAAAGAGAACATTGGGATATGTGGTTTCACAATGGTAAGAAACATAGTTTTGTTGCATTACTTAATGGTGAATTATGTGGATATTTATTATGCGATGAAAAATCTATAGTATCATTTGCAATTAGTGAAAAATATAGAAATAATAAAATTGGATCAAATTTATTATCTAATTGTTTATCAACATTAACTGAAAATGTTGAATTACACTGTAGAGAAGAAAATAAAGATGCAATAAGACTTTATGAAAAGTTTGGTTTTGTTATTTGTGAAACAGAAATTGGTTATTACCAAAATCCACCAGATAATGGTATATTAATGAAATGGAAATTTATTAAAATGAATAATAATACAAAAAAAATGAATATAAAATCATAAAACATTTTTAACTAATAAATTTAACTAAATCGTCAATATCACGATTACCTTCATATTTTTTTACAAAATATCCATTTTGATACATAACAATAGTTGGAAAACTTGATACAGTATAACCATATAAGAATGAATTTATTTCAGTCATTAATTCACTTTCTTCATCAATATCTACAACTGTACATACTACTTTATCTTTTACTAAATTACAAAACTTTTCATACTCAGATGAAAACCTCGTACAATATCCACACCATGTTGCTTTAAAGAAAATTACAACAGGTCCTCTATTATATTTGTTAAGATATGACCCAATAAAATCTGATTTTTTTAAACTAATTACAGACATTTTTAATATATATATATATATAATAAATATATATATTTAATTTTTTATAAATTAATATCGACTGTAATTTTTGTACAATAATTAGTAAGTTCTATGTTTTTAATAACTTTATAACTTAAATTATTTAATCCATTATTTTTCCAATTGTATTTATCTTCGGCAAGTAATTCCCATTTTTTTAAATTTTTTAATTTATTTTTTTTTAAATAATTCATTTTTTCATTAATGTCCATTTTTTCTAAATCTGTAATTGAACCAGATGATGGTAAACTAATAGTTATATTATTCTTTTTAATTCTATTATATAAAGAGTCATCTTCCCCACCCCACTTCCAAAAATTATTTGGAAAACCATTAATCTTAGTAAAATCTGCAACATTAAATGATACAATACCACCAAAATATTTAGGATTATCATTATATCTATCCCACACATGTGCAATATGTATAGGATTTGTAGGATATTGAGCATAATATTTACTTAAATTATCATTTGGCAATAAATCTACATCGTGGAATATAATTGTATTATATTCATTTTTATTAACTAAATCGAATCCACAATTCAATAATTTACCACGATTAAACATATTTTTATTATTGTTATATTGTTCCATAATATATATATGAAAATCATACAACTTTTGTTTAGTTAAAAATTCATACATGTATGGATAAAATGTTTGCAATTGATCATATCTGTTTTGATTTATATCTATATCAAAATATGGAACTATTATGGCAACTTTTACTTTATCATTAATACTTTTTCCACCAATTTTTTTTGTATTATTATTATTTATAATATGAGATAGAAATAATTCCATATCATCTTTATTTCGATTACCAATATATGTTGATAAATACACACCTTGTTTATATACAACAATAGTAGGATAAGTTTTTATATTAAACCCAAATGGGTGTAAATTTAATTCACTAATTAATTCTGTATTATCATCAACATCAATAGATGTAAAAATAATATCTAATCTGTATTTTGTAGATAATGTGTTATATAATGGTTCAAAGTCTACGCAAAATTTACACCACTTTGCTTTAAATAATATTATAACTATATCATTTTGATATAATTTTAAAAATGACCCGTCAAAGGAAGTATTATCAATTGACAATACAACCATACTTAAATTTATTTTTTTTATATTAATATATATAATTATAATTATAATAATTATTCATTTTTTAAATATGTATTTCTATAATTTAATTAATTATTTTTTATTAATTTTATTATAGAAATTTATATATTATATTATATATATAAATTTCTATATAGATAAAAATGTCAAACCCTTTATTTATTTTTATAATAGTTTTAGTTTTTTATATAATTATATTACAATATAAGTATACAACTTATTATAATTTTATGTCAGGTTTTTGGTCATCAGATACAACTTTCTGTGAAGAATCAAATATTCAAGAAATGATTTTTTATATTGATAATGAAAACCATACTATAAAAATATTAATACAACAAGAAGATAAAAATTTAGAAAATACAACATACGATTCGAAATTTTGTAAATTAGTAAATTCTAATAATTTGTCATTATATAGTGATTGTGTAGAATATAGTTTAAAATTAGAAGAACAAGAAGAAAGTAGTAAAAAAAATGTAATGTGTGGAGAGTATACAGCATATTTATCATTATCTAAAGGAATAATTACATTATCAAGAGATGATGTAGTTTATGCTATGTTATATAAAGATAATTTTTCTTCATCTAAATTATTATAATTATTATCTAAAGATAACAATATATATATATATATATTATTAAGTATTACTATTAAATTATTTTAATTGTAATATATGTTAAACCTTTTTAACTTAGCATAATATGAAAATATATTATTAATATGTATTATACAAATATAATTAATTATAATAAATGATGTATTTAATTAGTTATATTAAAAAATACCTATAGTTTATATTTATAAATAAATTTATGGTAATGTTATTTTTTTTTGAATTTTACTTTTAGTTTACAGTTGCGACATTCCCACATATTTATCATATTGTTTAATTTATGTGTATGACAATAATATTTAAATAATCCATTATCTTTATAATTATAACTTGCTAATAATTTACAATTTTCATTTATACAATAATCTATCTTTTTTTCTCTATAATTTCTTAATAAAAAGTCAGATTCAAATTTTATTTGATCTTTATTAATAATAAAAAAATTAGACATTCTTTTTATATATAAAAAATTGATTTATTATTATTATATAATAATATATAATATATAAATAATATAAAAAAAAATAATGGAGGCATATTTAAAACAAATCACTCCAATTTTTCCTATTCAAAATGAAAGACTTTATAAATTTTATGAAGATGCACAGTCAGCATACTGGATATTGAAAGAATTAGACTTTTCTAATGATAAACACGACTGGGACAATAAATTAAATGAAGATGAAAAATATTTCTTATCAAATATTTTATCATTCTTTATGATGAGTGACCAAATTGTTAATTTAAATTTAGAAGATCGATTTTCTGAAGATATTAAATCATTACCTAAAGATATGATTAAATATACTGAATTGTTTTATAATTTTCAAAAAATGATGGAAGATACACATACACAAACTTATGAATTTTCTTTATTAACATATATTACAGATAGTGAAAAAAGAGAATATTATCAAAATGGTATTCAAAATATTTCTAGTATTAATAAAAAAGCAATTTGGGCATTTAAATGGATTGATGATAAACATTCAAGTTTTGCAACAAGATTAATTGCCTTTGCTGCTTTAGAAGGTATTTTCTTTAGTAGTAGTTTCTGTTCAATTTATTGGATTAAAGAAAAAAATATTTTACAAGGGTTAACAAAATCTAATGAATTTATTTCAAGAGATGAGGGAATGCATAGAGATTTTGCTTGTGAATTATATAATCAATTAAAAGTCAGAGATGACTATAAGTTAAATACTAATAATAATATTATTAAACAAATTATAACTGAAGCAGTTGATATTGAAAAAGAATTTATTACAAAATCTATACCTTGTAATTTAATTGGGATGAATATTAAATCAATGTCTACATATATTGAATTTGTTGCTGATAATTTATTACAAACTCTTGAAATTGAAAAAATTTATAATGTTGAAAATCCTTTTGACTTTATGGAAAACCTAAGTCTGAACCAGAAGACGAACTTTTTTGAGAGTCGACCCACGCAGTACTCTGTTGCTAATTCTCAAAGAAACTTAAATGATATGCAACAGTTATCGATTGATGATGATTTCTAAAATCCAAAATAACTAATAAATTTAGTTAAATAACTATTATTAATTATATTTTTTTCTAATTCGTCATTAATATCAATTATTTCATATTGTTTTATTAATTGATTATCTATACATTCTTTTATAATATCATCAACTATTAATGTTGATAAATTATTTTCCAATACTTTATTTTCTATACATTGGTTTATAATACCATTAACGTAATTAGTCGAAAATTCATATATAGGATCTGTTTCTTCTTCATAGTTATTTTTTAATGACATATTATATTCTTTAATATGGTTATAATTTTTACTACTTAAATTATATTTATTTTTTTGTATTTTATATAATTTCTTTTTCCTAGAATTATTCTTTAACTCTTTTCTTTTTTTATAATTATTATATTTAACATCTTGTTTATTATTTAATTCAGATTTAAATCTATTTAAAATATCTGAATTTAATATTATTGATGTATTATTACAATTTCTCACATTTTGTACTCCATATATTTTCATATATAATAATGTATATTTATATATATCTTCTAAATTACTGTTTTTATATACTTTCAATATGTCTATTATTTTGTGTTTTTTTGTCCATTCACACATTTCACTACTAAGTAAGTCATCGTTTATTCTATGATAATTATATTTACTTTTGCTCACATAATATTTATTATTTTTACACTTAAATATATACACATTTAACATTACTTTTTATATATGATATATTATATTATATTAAATATAATAATATTTATATAGATATAATTATTATAACTCATGTCTATTTCGGAAGAATCAATAAATCTCACACAATTAATCAATATTATAAAAAATAATATAGAATTAATAAAAATATGTAAAAAGGATAAAGATTGTAATTGTATAAACAATATATTAAAAAAGTATGATGGTAATATAGATGAATTAAAACAATATATATACTTTGATAAAAATAAAAACTATACAAGAAATTTAATATCTACAGATAATGAATCATATTCATTAATGTTACTATGTTGGAATAAAAATAAATTTAGTCCAATTCATAATCATCCGTGTGATGGATGTTGGTTAAAAATAATACAAGGTTCTATACAAGAAATTAGATATAATATATCTGATAATAAATTAAATGAAATATATAATAATAAAACATCAGAAGGTGTTTTTTATATGCACGATTCAATAGGATTACATAAAATTGGAAATCCAGATATGAATATTGATGCGATCACAATACATTTATATGCACCACCATTTAATAAATGCAATTTATGGCCAGATATTGAAAACTCTAAGGAAAAAATAGAATCTGAATCAAAGTATGATACTATTAACGGTAAAAAAAATAAATAATTTAAGTATTTTTATAATAACAAATTTTTAATACAATTTTTATACAAATCTGTAATTTGTATAACATTTGTTTTATTAATATTTGTAATTATAGATATAATTTCTAATATATTATTATAATCATAGCTAGTATTATTATCATTTGTTAATAAATTAAAAATTTTATTGATTTGGATACTATTTTCTTTGTCAATTGTATATCTATTAATAATTGCTGATAATAATATTTCTTTTTCTATTGGAAACTTGTTGTTATAAAATAACAACATATTAGATAATGAAACAATATTAATAATATCTATTTTATGTAATATATTATTAATATCTTTTGCCTTTTTAAAAATACATATATTATTGTGGAATTTTTTTTGTTTTTCATTTGTAAAAGTTTTATTACACCCGTCACAGTTATTCATTTGTAAGTTATCTTATATTAGTATATATAAGATAAATTAATCAATTTTTTAATACAAAAAAAAATTGATTTTTTTTTATGTACAATTATATTAGTGACTTATTTCATTAAAAACCAAAAAAAGTATCAAATGTCGCATCAAAAAGCAGTAGGAAACAGTATGGGTTTGTACGAGGAACATCATCATAAATATGATGAAGGTCAAGTATTTAACTTGAGAATGAAAAATGATTGTAACTTGGGTGCATATCGTAAAGTGTACCACGGAGAAGTTGAAGCATTGATGGATATTGATTATCCTAAAGTTAATGAGACTGTAAAGTTGAATTTTCTTCGAGAACAGTTTGTTCTTGGAAAACGGCATCCTGAAGATATTGTATTCTTGGCAGTTGATTCAAATGTTGCGTGTCAGTATGACGTTGTAGAAGGATTGTCGAACATTCGAGAAAATCTTGTTAAAAATGGATTTTCTGAAAATGCTTACATTATCTTAATTGATACGTATGTAAGTCGCCTTGAGAATGAGTACAAGTTGGAAAACCCCTACAAGTACATGGATGTTAACATGAATAATATTGAAAAGTATTTATCATTGGTTAATGGGGATATGATGTTTGATGATAACATTGTGGATTATATCCATAACGTTGATCAATCAACTGCGTACAAGTTGATGTATGAAGAGGAAGTTAAATATTACTCTGGTGAGAAATATTATTATGGGAAATTGAAAAATGAGATCAATGATAATGTTCAACTGGAAATTCTTCTGAAATTTCGTGATCATTATGTTGGAAGTTCATTGGTGTTCTTCACAAAGGATAATGGATTGAAGAAAAAATGTCGTGTCGAAGGTGTGTTTACTGAGTTGAAATAAAAAAAAAGGGTAAAAAAAGAAAAAAAAATAATATGTTATATGTAAAAGTATAATGTATTTGTTTTTTTGTTTTATTTAAATACATAATTTATATATATCTTCTTCTGTTAATTTATTTGGATTATACTTATTTGCAGTATAGTATTCTGCAATTTTCCATAATATTGGTAATTTCTTTGGTAATAATAATTTTCTTTGTATAAATCGTTGAATAATTTCTGAACTTTCTGTATAAATTCCACAATAGTTTTCATATTCTTCATAATCAAATAATCCTCCACATAAATAACAACGATATATAGCCTCAGGATCACAAGCATATATATTATTAATACATGAATCACATCTAAAATTATAAAGTTCATGTTTATAACTCATTCTTTATATATTATTTTATAAAAAAATCAAATTTTTTTATTAATGGTTAATAAATATTTATCATGTTTAAATTATATGTTGTTTTTCTACCATTTACTTTTCTTGATAAACTTTTACTTATATTATTAGTAATATTAGTTAAAAATATTGGTTGTGATAAGATATTTTTTATTTTATTAGTAACACACCAGTCATTATATATAGTATAAAAAACATTACCTAATACTTTTACATTACCAGTATATTCATTATTATTAATCTTTCTTTTAATATAATCTAAAAAGTTAATACAATGATTTTCTGGATATTTAAATCCAGATACAATATAATATGTAATATTTTTACTTGGTAAATATTCAACACAATATGAAAGAATTATATTTTTAAATTGTTGATTATTTAAACTAATTAAATTATTTTTTTTACAATAATCTTTATACATTTTTTTAAATATTGTTGCTGCAAATTTATTTGTTGTTAATGTTAATTCTCTATCTTTTGGCTCTTTAGTTAATTGATCTCTTAAATGATCTATAAATAAATGTGGAGATTGTTTTTTTTCAATTATTGGTATAATTATTTCTTCTTTTATATTATATTGTAAATCTAAATTAATATCACTTTCATTCATTATTAATTTAAATTCACCATTTATATTAGTATTATTATTTTCAATTAAATTCGTTACTTTTGATTTCATTACACAATTAATTTGTTTAGAATTTTTAATTTCGTTAACTAAATCATTTTTAACATTTTCTTTTACAATATTATATTCAATATTATCAATAATTTTTGATTTTAATTCATTTTCTTCTAAATTTTTATTAATAGTATTTATAATTTTTGATTCTATAGTTTTTGATATTTTTTCTTCTATTTTATTAATAATACTTGTTTCATCTATATTATAATTATTTGTTCTCTCTTTTTTTAAATTTCCATATTCTTCTTCAAATATGTTTTCATCTTGATATATATATGTATCATTATATTTTTCTTCTTCATATGTAATTAATTTTGGAATAATTGGTTCTTTATTAAAATATATATCTTGATAAAATCTTATAAATTTATTTGTTACATACATATTATTATTATCATTATTACAATAGTGATCTAATAGTTTAATCAATAATTCATAATTAATTCTATAATTTTCTTTACCAATATTAAATTGTTTTAAATATGAAAATATTAAAGATTCCATATGTTTTGAGTTTTGAACTGGTAAATAATAACATAAATAATATGTGTCATCCTTTGTAGTTGAAGTAACATTAAAACTAGATATTCTACTTTTTGGGTCAGAAATAGTACAACCTAATTTAAATTCATTTAATTTTGCCTTTCTTTTATTTGTGACAACATATATAAAACCATTAACTGTTAATGGTGTTTTATATATAATGTTTTCCTTTAATACTTTATTTTTATGTAAATGTGTTTGAATTATTTTATCTTTCTCTTCTAATAATTTATTTGATTCATTTAATTGATATTGATTTTGATATTCAACATAAAATTTAAATATCTTTTCAAGTTCTATATAATATTCTCTAATTTTTTTTGCTTTTTTTGTTCTTAATAACATTAAACTTAATTTAAAACAATCTGGTGATACAATTAAATGTTTTGTCTTATTATGTGTATTTACTTCTTTATTTCTAAGTACCTCTAGGGTACACTTAGAACTTTCTTGAAATTCTTTATTATTTATTAATTTATAATCTATATTTTCTTCAAAATTTTCTTTAAGTAAATTACTGTATGATTGTTTATTTTTTTTTAATTCATTCGCATCATACCCAATCCAAATTAACATATCATTATCAATATATAACCATTTATCATTTTCAATATTATTATATAATTTATCAAAATTTAGTTTATTTATATCATATCCAATTATATTTAATAATTCTTTAATTGTTAATTTTCCATTATTTTCTTTAATTATATTAGTTATTTTATCTTTATTAAATAATTGTAGTTGATTCATTTTTCTTTTTTATTTATATAATAATATAGAACTTTATATTTAAATCTAAAATTAAAAAAATTAAAATAGAAATTATACATTAATTATTCATATTATTCAACTATCTCTTCAAGAAACTGTTGATATTTATTTTTTTTAGGAATTAATTTTACTCCAATATTACAAGACTCTATTTCATCATAAAACTGTTTAATAGACCATGTAGATGGTATCTTAACAATTTCTGTATTATCACTACAGTAGTTACATTTGTATATATTATGCTCTTCATTCACTGTTGCTTTCTTATTACACTTTTTACAAACATAGATATCGTACTTGTCACTATGGTCAATAAACTTCTCTTGTAAGAAATTAATAGAATTAGTAGCCAATGCTTGTACTTCCATCTCACCCATCTTTAATCCTCCTGAACTTGATTTTCCATCTAAAGGTTGTCTCGTTAAAGCGTCTGTTGGGCATGTTTTGTGAGAATAGACCGTGTCTATAGTAAACTTTTGTAACTTTTGATAATAAATAGGACCAATAAAGATTTCGGCATCAATATACTTACCAGTCATACCATTGTATAATCTTTCGGTACCATTTCTATTATAACCGACACTTTGTAAAGTATCTGCAATTTCATCAATATCTACAGACTTAAACATAGTATTATCAGTTAGATAACCTTTTTCTGCACATATTTTAGACAACATAGTTTCAAATATAACACTCATAGTCATACGAGTAGGAATACTAAATGGATTAAATATAATATCTGGTTTAAGTCCTTCTTTTGTAAACGGCATATCAGCATCACTATAAGTAATACCTACGGTTCCCTTCTGCAGGGAATCCATATACTTTCATATATGGCTGGACTGTATCTTAAGCAGAATCTGGCTGTTTAAACCATCATTTTCCACCCATATCCGTTCAGTCTCTGAGACCCTATCATATGCTAACATAGCGCACGTAGATAGTAAGCCTGCGGATTATCCAATCTTTAACATTATTACCATTGGGTACGATTATTAATCGTGTTCCTCTAAAATATTTCTATTTTAGAGTGGTAGTTAAAGCTCTAAGGAAGTTCCCGCAACAAGATATGTCGCAAATCTAATAAATTAGATTCACTAGCTAGATTACACTTTTAATGCTAGCTATTTCGGGCCAGAAGTTAACCCGATCGTGAAGAATTACCTGTCCAAACTGGTTTTCCATTTTTTCGTACCATAAAGATACCTGTAGAAACAGTTGGGCAATAAACTTTACATTTTTTATTAATATAATCAATTTTTGTAGATTTTGTAGTATTACATATTGAAGGCTCATTGCATTTAATATCTTTAATTACTGAAATTCTATATTGATTAGTTTTTCTTATAGTTTTATTATTTTTAATTGTTAGTTCTTCACCAGACAATCGTTTAATTGACATATTTGAACTATATCCAGAATGAATAGTCAATTTTTGAAAATCATTAGCTAATTGTTCTGAACCAGTATAATATTCATATGAGTTACCATTTTTATATCCATCACCCGAAAGTAATGAATATAATAATATTTTACATTGTTTTTGACTTAATTTCCATACAAAGTCTGGTAGATATTTATTAATACCTTTTCCGAATTGTCTTAAATATTCAGTTAAAATTCTATTACAATTTAAATAATAGTAATTTTCTTCATTTTTATAAATTTTATATGAAAATTCTAATTTTGGTAGAATTTCATTTAATTTATCTTTAATTACTTGTTTATGTGCTGATATACGCACTTGATTTTTTCCATCAATATGACCTTCAGCTAAATAAATTCCAAGGAATTCTAACCATAAGTTCATATCTAATGTTTTTTCATCTTCGTCATATCTTTTATAACGTCTATTTTGATGTTTATAAGATGGTAAGATAAATATTTTTATATCATTATTTGAATTTATACAATTCTTTTTACAATAATATGTATTATTATTAATATTATTTACTTTTTCTAATTGAAAATCTTCATTTCTATCATATTTTAAATATAATTTATGATTTAATGTACATGTTATATCAAATTGTCTTGATTCTACATTATATAATTCACCATCATGTTCAAATTCATGAACTTCTGATGGATTTTCGTATTTTAAAACACCATCATCACTAATAGCAATTTTATCTGTAGTTGTTAATTTATTAATAGGCAACCACCCATTTGAAGTAAGTACATCATGATCTTCTGTTAAACAGAATTTATCACCAATAGTACATTTTCTTACACTTCTATAAATAATTTTGCAGAATTGATTATCTTCTTCATTTCTACTAATTATAACATTATGTATATATGCTGGTTCATTACCTTTATAAATAACACTATGGTCAGTATATTTAAAATTACCAACAACGTCATTTTTATTTAATTTTGATATTTTTCCAATAATTACATCACCATATTCAATTAATGTTTTTACTGGTACAATACCATTAACTAATTTTTCATAATTAGACCATGCTTTAATATCTAATGTATCTAATGGATCAGGTTTTTTAAATTCTTCATTTTTATCTAATTCAGTTTTTTCAAACGAAAAGTGAGAAGTTGTAAATAAACCTCTATCAATTGAAGATTGATTCATAATAATAGAATCCTCTTGATTATAACCTCCATAAACCATAATAGCAATAATAGCATTAGCACCAATAGGTGGAATATATTTATTAACAATAGTTTGAACTAAAGGTGTTTCATTATAAACTTGGAAATACATTTCTTTATAAGATTTGTCAGGCCAATTTAAACAAGGCCATCCACAAGTTTGTTTAACTTGATTTGTTTGGAAAACAACTCGAGCAGCTTGATTGTGGTTAGCAAATGGACTAGTTAATCCTGGAATACCCAAGATTGCTTGAGGTATATCTAGATGTGTATACCTTTTCAAAGGATTGGAAATATCTTGTTTAAAAACTTCCAAATCACTTGCTAATAAACAATTTTCATGTTCTTCTGCTGAAATATATTCAATAATTTGATTATCGAGTAAATATTTGAACGAAAGTTCTCCAGTATTCAACTTATTAATATGATCTTTATTTAATTTAATATATTGTTTAAAATTTTCATGTTTATAGTCTTTATCTTTTGTATTATTATATACAATAATTAATGGTCTTGCAATTCTACCAATATCAACCCATAAATATATTTCGTTTGTTAAAATATCTGTAGCAATGGTTGTTAAATAATGTAATTGTTTATTTCTTCTTAAATCTCTATATTTATTTGCAAAATTATACATTTCTCTACAGCAACCTATCCAATCACCATTAACAAACACTTTTGCCAATTGATTATCATAAATTGTTGAATTCGATAAATTTTTATCTAATTTTATTAATTCTTCATCAGCTTTTAAAATTTCTTTTAAAATTTCACTTGAACTTGATAAACAAATATATGCACTTATTGCCATTTGTTTTTGCATACCAACTTTTTCACCAGTATCTGCAGATTGTACACAACATGTATAACCAGTCATTGATGAATGAAATCGTCTCATTTCGTTTGCACGAGATGATTGTTTAGCACTACTTGTATTTGTAGTATTTATATTTCTTAATGTACTAATGACATTTAATTGATTTTTTCGATGCAATTGTTGTGATGATAAACGATTAGGAACTTGTTTTCGTTTAATAGAAATCGTTTTATCACCTGTAATAATTGCTTGAATTAATGCTCTTTCAAAATCATGACCACTAATTGCGTTTTTAAATGTATGTTGTAAATTAATATATTGAAAACTATTGTTTTTAAATTCTTTAATAAATTGTCTTCTTAATTGTTGAACAATGGCAAAATTAAATTGAGTTTTAAATATTTTAGCATATGATACACCAGCAGGATTAATTCTTTTATTTTTATATGAATCTCTATCTGTTGATGGATATATATTTAAATGTACCATTAATATTCTGTTAATTAAATGACCTAAAAATCTTACTTTATTATATCTATCGTCTTTAGTTAAGCCAATGTGTGGTAAAATATCTTTATCTAATATTTGTAATACCATACTGTTTGAATATTTTCTTACATTATCTCCGGTATTATAATAATTATTAATATATTTTCCAATTAATTCTAATATATCTGTTTGATTATATATATTGTTTGCTGTTTCCATATTAGGATATTTACTATCAAATGATTTTTTTAATATATTTATCATCTTCTTTATTTTAATATTTGATGTATCCAATGAATATGTAATATGTTCAATAATCTCTTTGTCATTACATATACCAAATGCTCTGAATAATACGTAAAATGGTATCGAAATATCTCGAAATTTATTATTCGTAATCTCAAATGTTAGCAAATTTCCTACTAATAATTTCGTATATATAATTGATGAATTCTCAAAGTTGTCTCCCGGTTTAGAAATGATGTCACCTCTACAAAGTTCATTTTTATGACCTACGTTTTTAAATTCTCTGGGAGAATTGAACGTCATTGACTCTATATTATCAATGCACCACTCATTTCCCTTGATTATAAAATATCCTCCTATATCGGTAGGATCTTCATTTAATTGAATCAAAGTTTCCTTCGATTTATTATAAGTATTACAAAGCTTACTTTTTACCATAATTGGAATTTTAGCAATCTTATGTCTTTGAATAAATTCTTCTTTTACTTTAGGCGGTCTACCATCTTTAAAATATGCAGTTGCTGTAATTTTAGCATCAATAAACATAGGTGAACTATATGTTAAATCTTTTAAATGTGCTTCATTAGGAGTTAAACATTGATTTTTTAATGTATCATAATTAATAGTTTCTGGAGGTGTTAACTCCACATTATATATATCAGTATTGATTAAATATTTACTTATAGATATGTCTTCCTCTGTCTTATCTCTTTCATTATTTATTTCAACCTGTATTTTGAACCCTTTTGACATTATTTGCTCGATTCCGTTAGAGTTGAATTCATTGATTGAATCTATATGATGTTTGATTAAACTATTAGGTTTAACCAATAAACTATTAAAAATAGCTATTAAATCATTAGAATTTTCAATATCTAAATTATTTGTTTCACTCATAATTTAAGATATTAGTAATTCTATTATATATATATAAATCATATATTTAAAATCAAATTTAAATATATATATAATTTCATATTAAATACATATTGTTATATATTTAATATATAAAAGTAAAAATTAAAAGTAAATTAAGATGGAAATTATTAATAAAGAAGGTATTAAGAATATGTTATCAATTGGTGAATTTATTATAAAAAATGATTATAATGTAAAAAGTATATTTGTTGATAAATTTTATGATAATATTGAAAATGATAAGTGGATTTATATTGATGAAACATTAATTGAATGGATTGGTTATAAAACTAATGGTAAACAAAAATATTTAAATATTATTAAACAAAATTTTAAAGAAATTATAGATTATAAAATATATAATAATGCAGAATTTGATAAAATAGATGGATTATTTTACTCACCCCCAGAGGTGAGTAAAAAAGATGAAGAAAATAGAGGAGGCGCATTAAAACAACATATTATATTATCTCCAAAATGTTTTAAAAAATCATTAATGTTGTTAAAAACATCAAAGGCAAACTTAATAAGAGAACATTATATAGATATTGAAGATTTATGTAAAGATTATATGAAATATCAATTATTATATTCTAATAAACAATTAGAAGAAAAAACAAATGAATTACAAGAAACTATGGAAGAATTAGAAGAAGAAAAAACTAATAAAAGTAAATTAGTATACCAAATTATAAATATTAAAAAATTAGACAAAATTAAAGGGAATATATATATTGCAACAAACGAGGGTAATACATTGAAATGTATACAAAAAATAGGACACACAAATAATTTAAATAAAAGATTAAGTAGTTATAATACAATGATGATAAATGGAGAACGATTTTATTATATATATACACATGAATGTAATAACCCACCGTTATTAGAATCAATATTAAAATTTATGTTATCTCCATTTTTATATAGAAGTGAATTATTTAACATTGATCAAAATTCTTGTATATCATTAGTTGATAATATTTGCAAACATTATGATTTAATGGTAGATAGTATAAATAATTATATCGATACTGATTTAAAAAATGAAATAATATTAGAATCTGATATCGTTAAACATACTAAAAATAATACTAACAATACTACTAATAATTTATCCACCCCTGTTGAATTAAATGATACAAATTGTAAAGAAATTATTTATGAAGGTATGTCATTATTTATATGTAATATATGTAAATTATATACATGTAAAGAAAAATCAGTTATTAAAAGACATTTAGAAAAGGAAAACAAATGTATTAATAACCATATTGAAAATATTAATTTAGATGATATAGACACAGTTAAAAAATTAATTACAGTAAATAAATTAGAATTTTATTCATGTGAATTATGTAATAATGCAATATTTAAAACAAAAAGAGGATTAGAAAGGCATTTAAATTCAAAAATAAAATGTAATGAGATATTTGAATGTGAAAATTGTTGTAAAATATTTTCTCAAAAATATATGTTAGTTAATCATTCAAAAACTAAATGCATTAAAGATAAACATAAAGTATTAGATGAAAATAATAATATACAAATTTATAAAGATGGCGATAATTGTGAATATGTAATATATAATAAACTTAAATTATATATTTGTTCAAGATGTAAACAAATGTGTAAAACTAAACAACAATTATCATTTCATTTATATAAAAAAATTACATGTGAAATAAATAATGAATCATTAGAATTAAATACAATTATAGATGTTGAAAACTTAATTAAAAAATATAATATATTATTATATTCATGTGAATTATGTAATAATTATACTTGTTGTTCAAATTCTGAATTAAATAGACATCATAATTCAAAAACACCATGTAATGAAGTTTTTAAATGTGATAATTGTTTATATACTTTTAAAAACATGCAACAATTAAAAATGCATAAAAAAAATAAAAATACTTGTATTAAAGATATGTATAAAGTTTAATTTATAAAGTTTTTTTTAATTTATTTATGGATGTGCAGCTATAATAGCATCTGCAGCAGCAGTCATAGTAGTTGCAGCAGTAGACATTGCACCAGCTGCAGCAGTCATTGCAGTTGCAGAAATACCTATAGATACTCCAGCATCATTAACAGTAGTTGCTGCAGTTGTAATATTTGATGCAGCTGTTGTAATATCTGTTGCAGCAGTTGACATATCTGCTGCAGAAGTTTCTATACTTGTTGCAGCATCTGTAATTGCTGTTGCTGCAGCTATTAATGCAGCCTCTGATCCACTTGCAATTGGAACTCCTTCAGCCCATGAGATTGAACCTAATGCACTAACTGATGTATTTTGTGTAACAGAATTTGAACCAACGTATTCAATTGTTAATGCTACTATATCACCAATCGCAATGATTTTATTACTTAATAGTGTGTCTACGTTTAATGTCATAGTTGAACTAATATAACCAGAAATTAAAACTTCTGTTGTTGGAGCTATTGTTACCGATTTATTTTCTAATGAATATTCAGACCCTGCATTTGCGTGTACTGGTAACCAAGTAGGGGCAGAGCTAGTTGGATTTAATAATAATCTCCACAATACTATTAAATATTCTTTTTTATTTGCCATATGGTTTAAATTTATATTTATGTTTTTTAATAATAAACCATCGTTATCTGACTCGTTTTTTAATAATATAATTGACTTATGTTCATTGAAATTATCCACGTGACATGGTCTATCTTCTGAACTATTTATTGAATAATATTCTGACATATTGTTTAAATATTTATATATATATATTATTATATATATATAAAAATAAATTTAAAATTAATTATTTCTAACTAATGTTAACTATTTCTATTTATACAATAAAAGAATATATTGATAGGTTAAATTCAATTTAAATATATATTTATTATTATATATAAATATGTTTAATAGTATTACTAATAAATTTAAACATAAAAAGGTTAGTAATTATAAAAAATATTCAAATATTTGTGATAAAGATGAAACTGAATTTAAAATATATGTAGAAAAATGTGATAAAGAAGGAAAATTGGATTTATTACATAATATGTATAATTTCTATTGGTATCAAAAAAATGGTATGAAAAAATTTGATAATTTTTTAAAAATTTTAATTAATTCAGGTGTTGATATAAATTCTTATCATAAACTAGATATATTTAAAAAAGATAAAAGTTTTCCTAAGACACATATACTTAATAATATTATTTTATTACAGCGGATATTATCGGGAAAAAATGTAATAAATATAATGGAAATACTTTTACAAAATGGTGTAGATATCAATTCTAAGAATACAAATGGTGACACTATTCTAATGTTTTATATTAAGTATTATGGTCATGTAGATACACAAGTGACTATAGAATGTTTAGTTTCACATGGAGCAAAAATAAATCAACAAAGTAATAATGGAAATACTGCATTAATTATCGCTGCAAATGTTGGTAATATAAATGCCGTTAAAACCTTATTAGATCTTGGTGCAAATCGTGATATACAAAATTATAATGGTGAAACTGCAATAGTAAGAACATATGATAAAATTAAATCTTGTTATGCATACGATGAACCTAATGATAATTTTGTAAAATGTATTAATGTATTAAAAGTAGATTATGATACGTAATTTATTAAATATTATGTTTTATTTTCATAATGTAAATAATAAAAAAATTATTAATTATTTATATTATTTATGATATAAAAATATATTTATTAAAATGAGATTCGATATATTGAATAAATCTGTCATCTTGTTTTAAATCTTTTTTTAATTTATTTAAATATGAACTATATATAATTTGTTCTTCTGTATGTAAATTTTGTAATATATATTTATATTTATTCTTAAATTTATCTTCCGAAAGTGAATTATTAATACAACCAAGGGTATCTTTTTGTAGCTTATCCATTAGTATGATATTATTATATTATATCATAATTATAAATCAATTTTTTTTATAATATTAATCACACCTATGGTGTGGTATTTGTCACAATTTGTGCATTAGATGTATCTATTGATACTAATAATGTTTGAATTGCAGCTTGGATTGTTTCTAAATTTGCAATCGATGTTTCGATTGATGCTAATGAAGCTGCCATAGCAGTATCTACTGCAGGTGTAGCTAAAGGACCTTCAGACCATGTTATTGATCCTAACCCACCAACTGTTGGGTTTTGTGTAGAAACTGTAGTTCCAACATATTCTAAAGTAAGTGCAACAATATCATTTTCACCAATAATTTTATTATTTAAAATAGTATCAACATTCAGTGTTAATGTTTCACTTATATATCCAGTTAATAATACTTCAGTATTTGCATCTGTTGTAATTGTTATTTCTTCGTCTGAATATTCAACTATAGAATTTGCATGTGTACTAACCCATGTTGGTGTAATATCAGTTATAGGATTTAATATTAATTTCCATGTAACTACTAAATGTTCTTTATTATTATTCTTAAAATTTAAATTAATATTAATATTTTGTAAAATTACATCAACTGTTGATGTATTTTGTAATAATAATATTGATCTATGATTATTAATTGAACTTACATAAGTTGTATTATTTTCAGAACTGTTTATTGAAAAAATATATGACATTTTTTATATTATATATTATATATAATAGTTAATTATTATAAAAAAATAATACTGTTTGTTAATTTATATATTTGTTTAACCAAAATATGACTTATCATTCTCAACCCATGAAATTGTCCCCCTAATTCTAGATGAACCTCCTGCATATTCTACACTTAGTGTTATAATATCACCCTTTGTGAATTTATGGTTATCTAATAAATTAGTTAAATCAATAATTTCAGTTTTATTACTATATCCACTTGTCAATATTCTAGTTTTTTCTGTAAACATAGTAGAATTAATATCAGATTCATCAATATCAATATCTAGATTTAAAATTAATTTCCATAAGAATACTGCTTCAGTGTCATTATAAATACTAATATTTTTTAAAATTAAATCTCTATCATTGACATTTTTAATGTTTATTAAAGATTTATGTTCACCAAATGTATGTAATATTGTTGCTAAATCTACAGGTGTGCTTTTTGTAAAATTATTAGACATTGTATATATATATATAATTATATTTAAATTATAATTCACCATTTTGAATTGAAATTAAATGTGTAATAATGATATATAATAAATTATTTCTATTACTTGTTCGTTTATTTTTTGGACCATGTAAATATAATATAAAATTATCCATACATTTATAAGAATAATCCATATCAATGTTTTTAAGTTGTATAAATAAATTATCAAACGATGGAAAAATATTCAATAATAAATACATTTGTGCATTTTCTATATCATTATGACGTTCTATTAATGTTATCATTTCTGTTATATAATCACTTGCACATCGTTCTAAACTTAATAACATATCCTCTTTAATTTTTTGTTCTTTATAATATGATTTATTTTGTTTTGCAAGAAATGTACTATCTAATTTCATTTTAGCTTGTATAGCTTCTTGATCTAGACGTTTTAAATCATTATCACTAAACTCAATTTTAGTTTCTGGTTCTGAAAAATTACCAGAAGTTAAAAAATATTTTACTAATGATTTTATATTATAACCTATAATTAATCCATTAGGTCTTACAAATTTAAATACATGTTTTCCTAATTTATTTAACATAATCGGGTCATATTTATTTAAATTAGTTTTTTGTTTTTTATTTTGTATATTTTCATCAATTACCATATTTCTTTTTTTATCCATTATATTTTTTTTTATATATTAAATTAATAACCTATATTTTAATATATAAAAAAAATAATGTGTGTTAAAATTACATGTTTGTGTATTAGTATATTTTTGTTTTTATATATTTTATACATTTTTATACAAGCTAAAAAAAATTGATAATTAAACATTAATTTAAATATATATATATACCATTAATATTAAAATGTATAAAAAATATAAAATTCCAACCAGTTGGTTAAATGTTGATAATGTTGGAAATGTTGTAGAATTTACTAATTTAATACCAATGAAAGTATTATTAAATAATAAATTTATACCAAACTTAAAAAAAGAAGATTATTGGACACCAGAAATATTTTTAAATAAAAAGAATTTAAATATTGGTATGATAATAGATTTAACTAATACTACAAAATATTATGATGGAAATAATGAATTAGAAAATGTTAAATATTTAAAATTAGCGTGTGAAGGGTATAATTCACCACCAAGTGAAGAAATATTTATAAAATTTAAACAAATAATTATTGATTATAATAAATCAAATAATGATAATATAGCAATACATTGTACTATTGGATTTAATCGTACCGGGTATTTAATAGTTAGATATTTGGTAGAAGTATATAATTTAAAACTTAACGATGCATTAAATATTTTTGCAAATGCAAGATCCCCCGGAATATTAAAATACTCATATATTGATATTTTATGTGATTTATATAATGAAGATAAAAAAAATATTAATTATCCAATTTTACCTGAATGGGCAAAATCTAAATATAGTTAATATATATAGTTAATATATATAGTTAAAATAACTTTTCTGTTAATTGATAAATTTCATTTATTATTAAGTTATATAATTCTTCATATTTTTTTAAATAATTTTTATATAATATATTTATATCCATAATTTTAGTAATAATTTCTATAAATGAATTATAAGTTTTTTGATTGTATATATTACTTAATTTGAAATTACTTAAACTAATATTGATTTTTAAATCATCATCTTTTATATTAATTAATAATTTTTTAATATCATCTATCTGTCTACTTAATGTATATATTTTTTTTAAACTATTGTAATCTATTTCATTTTTAATATTATTAAGTTTTGTAATAATATTATTTTTTAATATAGATATATCTTCTATATATTTTTCTTCTAATTCTACTTTTTTTGAATAACTATAATTTAAATTTATTTTATTGCATATTAATTCAATATAATCATATAATGATTCTTTACATATATATTCATTATATAATTTCTTAGCATTAACTGCGATATCTTTACATTTATCATCATTTTTTTTACACCATTCAATTGTTTCAATTAAATTTGATAAATCTGATTTAATTGGTATATGATCTACATATGGTACTAATAATGGAAAGTACCATAATTTATCAGCAATTACCGTAGAGTCAACTTTTAATATTACACAATTCATATTCATTAAAAATGCATATCTATTAGCGGCACTGTGTCCTTGGATATATAATAAATACTTATATTTTGATTGATCTGTAAAAGGTACAAAATTTTCTTTACCCGCTTTAAAATCAAAGTCTTTTGGTTTAATATATGTTATAGGTTGATCTAATATTTTTTTATCTCTTATGTTCCAAGAAGTTAATTTAGCATCTAAATATTTAATATTATCATCTTTTAAATCGTGTGATATTTGTGCAATATGTAATCTTTGATTAGTTTCAACAGTTGTTCCACCACCCGTTGCTGAACCTCTAAAGAATGCAATATTTTCTTTATCTTCCCATGAAACTTGTAATTTTTCTAAATTTTCTTTAGTATATTTATCATTACATTTTAAATTATTTGTATTTTTAAAATGAAAACAAGATTGAGGATATATGTTATTACTTGATAATAACCAATCTTCAACGCAAGGAAAAGGTATGTCAGCAAAAACATCAGATGTATAAAAACTTAATATTGGTGTATAAGAATTATATTTATTTCTAGTTAATTTTACATCATCATTTATGTTTTTATCATATTTATTAAACATAAATCCATATGGTTCTGATAATGTCTTTTTTAATTGTGGGTAGTCTCTTTTATTTAAAAAGAATTCACAATTAGGTATTTTTCTATTTTTACATACATTATCTAATAAATCTCTTAATTCCATTAAATATTGATCGCTAATAAATTGATTACCATTTCTGTTATAAGTACAAAATTCATTATCAAGTATATTACTATTTACCCACCATTTTTTTATATCTCTAATTATATTTTCTTTTCTATATACTGTAAGTTTTTCTTTATAATATGTACCTATGGTTCCATCAGAAGAATCAAATTTCATATTATCGCTCCAAGTATTTGTATAATCTTTGTTTACAAATTGTGAAAATATTACAACTTTTGAATTTCTTATCATTACAAAAATACCAGATCTCATATGATTATACATATAATTAAGAGTATTTAAAGTAGATTCTAAATTTATATTTTTATAAAATTCTAAATTAAATAAATCATCAATTTGTTTAGAAATTTTATAATTAGTATCTGATAGAAATATATTTTTGTTTAATGAATTCTTTTTACTTATAATTTCACTACCAATAGAAACATAATCATATAATTTTGGTAATAAAATTGTTTCTATTTGATTCCAATCTATTAGTGTGGTAAAAATATGTTGTAAATTTTTATATTTAGGATTTGATTGATATTTACATAATTCTTTTGAAAAAGATAAACATTCATCTACATTTTTAAAAGTTGGCAATTTATCATTTTTTATCAACTTTTTCCATTCTGGGTTTTCTTCTTTTGAATATGCAAACATACCTCTAGTATTTTTAATATTTGAATTATCTAATTTGTTATTTAAATAATTTAATGAATTTATTAAATTTAAATTAATGTTAAATTCTTTTTTAATCCTATTTAAATGTATTTCTTTTATATTTTGATTAGAATTATTAATATCATTAATAAAATTTGTTAAATATTCAAATAGTTTATTTATATAGAATTTAATTAAATGATCATCATTAATATCCATATCATCTTTAATATCGATAAAGTTATATTTATTTAATATATTAAGAATTTGTAAATAATATAATTTTATTTTTTTGTCATCTGTAGTATTTTCAAACTTTTTATTTAATTTAGAAATACTATAGTATAATTCATCAATATCTTCGTTATATTTATTATCTATAATAATATTATATGGGTCTTTTTTTTTACCACCTTGGATTTTTGAAGGAATTGTTATAGATGTCATATTTTTTTCTATATATTATAGTTAATGTTATATATATTAAATTAAATTAAAAATCAATTTTATATATAAAAATAAATAAAAAATAAAAAAAGTCTTAATATATATAACATACAATGAGTACAAAATTAACAAATAAAAATAAGAATATTTTATTAGTATTGATTTTCATATTAGTTTTAAATATATTATTAATGGTATTTACTGTTGCATTTAATAATACTACAAACAGGTCATATGATAAAGATAATAATTTTATTATAACGCCACATTGGGAAGAAATTGCAAATGGGTTATATTTCACAACTACTACATTTTCAACTGTTGGTTATGGCGATTTATCACCAATTCAATGGTGGTCAAAATGTATTATAAGTATAGAACAAATAATAATTATATACCTTTCAATTGATGCTTTTTCTACATATGTTGATATTAAACTAACTAGTTAAATTTTGATATTTTAGATAAATAGTCATATATATACAAATAAAAAATTGAATTTTTATTTGAATAATAAGTATATATACTATTATAATACTATAAAACAAATAAATAAAAGTTCTAATCATAAGCATGTCTAAACAAGATTATTTAACCCCTGAACAAATTATTGAATCATATAAAAAATATGGCAATGACTTCATTGTGATTGATATTGAAGGTGCAAGGCCAAATAATGTAAAAAAACCATTAGTATGGTATATTAATATTAATTTTAAATCACCAAAATCTAAAGATTTAGTGAGACCAGTAATTAAAATTTTAAATTTAACTGCTGCAAGATCAATTCAAGTACCAGCAGACAGACAATATGAACAAGTTAAAATGGCAGTGCGAAGAGATGATGAAAATAATCCAAATTCTAAATTCGGAGAAGCTATGGAGATTGTGTGTAATGTATATAAGGAAAAAATTAAAAAGTTGGTAAAAGATAAAGTTATCAGTGATGATACAGATGATTTAAATTCTAAGATTTTTCCATCTGTTAAACCACAGACTCCTATGCAAACTACAGCAAAGGATAAGGAAGGAAATACAGTAAAGTTAGATAATCCAATGTTTTACTTCAATCTTAATTATAAAAGATATGATTTAGATGAACTTAAGAATTTACCAAAAATGAAAGATATGCAATATGAACCGGCTTATATTAAGAATTTTGATATTAATATTTTCGATATTGAAAAACCATTACCAAAAAATAAATTTGAGTTAGCAACTGTATGTCAAGATGAAGAAGGTGTACTTGTTAATAATTCCAATGTTCATCAATTTTTAAAATCACATAGTATTCTATCTGGTTCTATTATGCTTCAAGGTATTAGTTCTAAAAATTCATTTAATTTAAATACAAGATTTTTCAAATCATTATATGTAAAGAAAAGTAATTATGATAGTAATGTAAATGATGGATTTGATGATGATGATATGAGTGAAATGATGGAATTTGCTAATAACTTAAAAATAACTGGTAAGGCAGAAGAGAAGGAAGAAAAGGCAGAAGCTGTTGAAGAAGAGATCGATGATGAAGAATCAGAAGAAGAATCAGAAGAAGATGATGAAGAATAAATAATACATATATTACATAATAAAAAATTAAAAAAACAAAATAAAAAATATATTTTTTTTCATTTAATAAAAGAAAATAGTACAACTGTTTTCAATTCCTCCTTTTTTTTTATCACAAGTATTAAAATTATTTTTGTAATTTAATTCAATTTGGTTTTTTGTAAATATAACTTTATCATCGTTTAATATAGAATATGGATATAGTGTTATCTCATCTTTCTTTTTTATTGTTATTAATTTAGAATAGATATTATATATGCTATCATTTAATTCATTATTAATTTCCATTTTAAATAATATTATATATAATAATAATTATTTTTTTAATATTATTATATATAATATTTATAACTTATTTCTAAACTTTAATTGAAATATTTTAATATTTTTATTTAATATTTTCCATTCTGATTCCCATATAGTTACTAAATTATATCCCAAATCTTTAATTATTTTTTCCCTTTTTAAAGTATTTTCATATAATTCTTTATATGTTTTATTACATACCTCGTTCATATCATCTTGTTTAAATTTGTTTGGATTACCATGCCAATAATCACCATGATATTCATAAATTGTATTATTTTCTTTACAATATCCATCTGCTTTAAAATTTGTATTTTTAATTAAATATTCACCACCATTTGAAGCATGTTGAATATTTATATTATAGTATTTTTCTAAAAATAATAACCATAATATTTGAGATTTAGAAAAATTATTATTACAACATTTAGGACATAATGTACCCCTTAAATGATTATTTGGTATTTGTATAAATTCACCATGTTTATCGCATATAATAATAATATTTTTTTTAGAATGTATATATATAACTTTAGAATAATCATATATATTATTATGAACTACTTTTGCTTTTTTAATAAATTCTATTGTATTTGATAACTTATTGGTACATATTTGACAATTTGACCCACCTAAATGAACAAACGGCACTTGCTTAAATTTACCATGTAGTTTACATATTATTATAACTTTTTCATATGTATTTATATAATTTACTTTAGAATAATCATATTTATCACCATGTATTATTTTAGCTTTATTTATAAATTTAGTATTAGTTAATCTTATTTTTAGTCCAGTAGATACATTACTACATAAATTACAAGTACTTCCACATAAATGATGATTAGGACTTTGTTTAAATTCCCCATGGATTTTACAAATTATGATAACCTTTTTTTTACTATTTATATAATTTACTTTAGAATAATCGTATTTATCACCATGTTTTATAATTGAATTTTTAATAAAATCATATGTATTTGATTTTAATTTATTTCTCCCACATAATTTACATCCATTTCCTTTCATATGTCGATTTGGGGTCTGTAGAAAATCCCCATGGATAGAACATATGATTATAACATTTTGTTTAGAATGTGTATATTCAACTTTAGAATAATCATAGTTATCACCGTGTTTTAAAATTGATTTTTCTATAAATATACTATTTGTTAATTTTTTTACCATTACTAATTTTTTTAAATTATTAATATTTAATAATTAAATATTATTTATATTATAATAATAAACAATATTCATATAATAATTTTATTTTTAAAATATGTCTAAGTTACCGACACTATTCCAAAAAAAAACATTAGTATCCCATATGGGTGAAAAACAAAAGGATTTAGATGAATTTGTAGCAATTGAATATTTAATGAGTTGGTTTGACAATCGAATTCCCATTAAATATAAAGGTGAAGCAAAAATAAAAACGGTAACAATATCAGATCGTGTCATTATATTACTATCTGGAACGGGATCTGGAAAAAGTACAGGAATCCCCCCTAATTTATTTTTAAGATTTTCTAAGCGTTTGAACAAAAATATTTTAATTACACAACCTCGTGTACTCACAGCCATAGAAATACCAAAAACTATAGATTCTATTCCAGCATATAAAAAACCGAATGAAGATGGGTTAACCGTCGATTTATATACCAATATGGGATACCAAACTAAAGAATTTGTACGTAGGACTCCACGTGGAATTTTATTTACAACCACTGGTATTTTATTACAATTTTTAAAAAATATGAACACTAGTGATTTTATTAATAAATACGCATTTATTTTAATTGATGAAGTTCATGACAGATCATTAGAAGTTGATTTAGTATTAAAATTATTAAAGGATTTAATAATGAATAATTTAAACAAGGATTGTCCATTTATTATACTAATGAGTGCAACATTAAATATAAAAACGTTTGCTAATTATTTTGGAACAAAAACTATATTTGAGGTTACAGGAAAGTCATATAATATTGATACACATTTTCAAAAATACGATACGCAAAATTATATAACATCGACTTCAGAATTAGTTAAAAATATTCATTTAGATAATGAGTTGGATTTTTTAAACGATAAAAAGATAAATTACAATACTAACTGTGATATATTGATATTTGTACCAGGTATGGCAATAATGAAAAAATTAAATAAAGCAATAGAAAAATTAAATACTGATTTTCAATATCCTATTATTGTAATTAATTTAACTAGTGAAAAGTTCAAATTAGCTGGAAATGATTATCAAAATATTTTTAAAAAGTTACATAATATTAATATAGAAATAAATGAAAAAAAAATACATCCTACTAGACGAGTTATTATATCTACAAATATTGCCGAAACTGGTGTAACTATTGAGTCATTAAAATATTGTATAGATTTGGGGTTTGTAACAGCATTGGAATATAATCCAAATTTAAATTGTAAATTTTTAAGTAGTAAAGCTGTAACACAAAGTATGGCAATACAAAGAAAAGGTAGAGTTGGAAGAGTACAACCTGGGGTATGGCATGGTATGTATACAGAAAAAACATTTAATGAATTACAAATAGATTCATATCCAAATATTTACGTAGAAGAATTTACATTATCTTTGTTATCTATATTAAGTAAAGTAATTGTTTCAATTGTTGAAAAAGATGAAGAAATGAGATTTTTAGAAATTGAAGAAATTAATTTTAATAATTTGTCAAAATTAGATTTATCAAATTTAGATTTACTTTCTAATCCATCTATAGATACATTAGATAATTGTTTAAATAAACTATATATAATGGGTGCAATATATTCAAATAATTATATAACACCAATGGGTTATATGTTTTTAAAATTAAGGAAATTGAACATTGAATGTATGAGAATGTTATTAACTAGTTTTATATATGATGATATAAATTATTTAGATATTGTAACAATAGTATCATATTTAACTATTGGTAAAAAAAATGTAGTAGATAATAAATTTAGAAATTGGAATATTAATTTTATTAATAATAAAGACAAATGTATTGATTATTATAATTATAATAAATTGAAAAATAGATTATATATTTCTTGTGAATTTATTGAATTTTTATTAGTATTTAAACAATTTACAAAATTACTTTCAGAAAATAAAATAGAAACAGTTAAAGAATGGTGTGCAATAAATAAAATATTATTTTCTGGAATGATGACAATAATACAAATGAGAGATGATATAATTAAGGAATTATTATTTAACTGTGGTTTAAATCCTTTTAAAAATTCTAGTATTGATATATTAGAATTATTAGAAATTGATCATCATATACAAAAAAAAAATATTAAAGGGGGTAAAAGTACTAAATCTGATTTTAATACTTCAATACAATATATATCAAAAATTAAACATTGTATTTATGAAGGATTTAAATTAAATTTAGCAAAGTTAAACGAAGATGGTGAATATGAATCTATTAATGAACACGTTATAATTAATATTAAAAGTAGTTTAACTAATAATTTACCAATTCCACAAGATGGAGAACAATTTCAACAAATGAAACCTAAATATATAATATATAGTAATATATTGTTAAGCTATAATAAAAATATTAATTCTTATGAGTTTAATGCAGGTGATTGTATTTCTATTTTAGATGGTTATGTCAATTATGATTATACTTTTAATATATCATAAAAAATAAAATTATTCAATATTCATATCATCACATGATGGAATATAATTAGGTTCTTGTTTAATATATATAGTATTTAACTTATCAAAATATTTAAAAATTGTGATATCTTCTTTTTTAATAACAGTATTATATTTTTTATTATATACTTTGATGGCTTTATTAATGTGTGCCCCACAGTAGCCTTGATTTTCTAAAATATATTTAGTTTTAGAAATACATATTTTTTTATTAGATTGTTTGATAGAATTGCATTTTTCCATATTATTTATAATTAATTCTAATATTATTCAATTTTTTTATTTTATATGAAAAAATTTAAAATAAAAAATTGAATATAATACTAATAATATTATAATATAACCAAATAAGTAATATAATGAATTCTAATAAACTAAAATCTTTAAATGAAATTTCAATTATGATGCATAAAGATAATATTTCATTAGATGAAATTAAATTATATAATTCATATTTTAATAACTCTACTAAAATCAACGACAGAAAAAGAAAAATTGAAGAAGTATATAAAGATGAAAAAAGAATTGATATTTATAATAATACACAATATATATACTACATTAATAAAAAATTCAAACCATGTCGAGATGGGTGGAAATGTAATAGAAAAATATGTTCTTTTATACATTTATATGATGATAATATTTGTACATATGTATTAAAATATAAAACAAGATGTAAAAATAATAGGTGTGATTATATTCATTTAACACCATGTAAAAATGAAATTATAAATAAAAAATGTGAATTGGAATATTGTACATTTTTACATAAATCATTTATAAAACCAAAATTTACTAAAAAAGTAAAAACAATTAATGATGATTGTATGATTGGATGTTAAGAATTATATATAATTTTTATTTTTTGAAAATTATAAAACTATGAAACTGTAAAACTATAAAAAAAATATTTGAAATTATAAATCTCAAATTTATCAGACGAAAAAATTATTAGAAAATATTTTTGTCTCAAAATTTCAAGATTTATATTTTTATTTTTAAAAAAAAAATTATATATATGATATATAGTTTTTTTTCACCAATGGTGTATAAATAATTTTTAAATTATACTCAATATTGTATATATTATATATATTACATTAATAAGTATAATTTATATAAAAATTAATGGTTTAAAATTATTCAATTTGGTTAAAAATTATTTTTTTAATATTAAAGATATGCCAATATATCTTTACTAGTATAAAATAATTTTTAACCAAATTAATATTATATATAAAATTAATATTAAAGATATATTAATATATTTTTAATAATATAAAATATTTTTTAACCAAAATAATATTATATATAATTTTAATATTATATATAATAATATGTTTTTATGTCATAAATGTAATAAAGGGTTTAAAACAAATCAAATTTTGGGAAACCATTTAAATAAAAAGAAACCATGTGATAAAATAATTATTTTTAAATGTGATAATTGTTTAAAAGTATTTAATACAACACAACATTTAAACAGACATTTAAATCGTAAGAATAAATGTGTAAAAAAATCATTAGAACAAGAGATTATAGAATTAAAACGAAAATTAGAACTTTCTGAGGAAAAACAAAGAACTACAATAATAAATAATCATCAAACGATTAATAATATTAATACACAAATTAATATATTTAGCCCAGAAGGTAAACTATACCATACATATTTTTTAAAATCTAAAAATTTAGAACAATTAGATTTTGATATAAGTAAATTAGATAAATTAACAATATCAGATTATACGGATGAATTGTCTAATATTTATAATTTTACAAATTTAATAAAAGAAGTTTGTTTTAATATTAAGACTCCGGATAATTGGATAATGTGCAAAGATGAATTATTTAAAACATTAAAATTAAAAATAGACAATGACAATATAGTAAATTGTCAAGATAATTTATTAAATTTAATATATACAATAGCCAAACAAATAGTAGAATATGACGGATTAGACATTGAGTTATATTTATTTTACAAATCATTTATATCTAATTACAAAAATAATGAATATAAAGATAACAATAAATTAAATACATTTATAAAGGAATGTAATGAAGAGTTATTTAAACATCAGGAAGAATTATTAGATATAATTGAAAAACGTAGAACTGAACATAAAATTAAAAAAATAGAAGAATTGGATATAAACAATTTTGGCGAAGAGGACATTAGATTTATTAAAAAGAGTATATTAGACATGGAGTTAAATAGTATATTAGAAAAACAATACCCTGAAAAAGTATATAACAATAGTTGTATAGTAAATGAATTTAGATACTATGGTATAATGGATGTTAAAATGATTGATATGTTTATATATTTTCTAAGGATAATATATAATAACGATGAACAAATATGTAATAAAACTATACAATATAAAGAAGATAAATTTTATATCTATCGTAACGGCGGATGGGTTGTTATGAAAAGTAAAGACTTGGTTAATCAAATATTTACAAAGATTCATTTAATATTAAAGTTAAATAAAATAAAATTAATCGAGGGTGTATACACAGAGGATTACTGTATAGAAACATTTAAAGAAAAATATACAATACATTATACAATTGGTGATGTAAAAAAATATAGTAAGATACTTATAGAGTATTTTAAAGATAATCATATATTTGACGATCATGAAAAACACATAATCTAGAATTTTTTTTTATCTGAATATAAAAATTGAATAATAATATATATAAATATAGTAATAATTTTATTATATAATAATGATTAAACACCATAATTGTAAGGAAATTATTAATAATATTAATATTAATAAAGCATATGATATGATACCAAAACGTCAAGAATTTTTAAACGAAACTGATGTTAAACATATTAAAACTTTAAAGAAAGATAAGAAGAAATTATTATTTTTAGGGAATAGTATAAAAGAAAGTGTTCCATTTCATAATTATAAATTAATTATAGCTGGTATATTACCAGATGGGTCAAAAACAGTTGTTGAGATTGTAGATATATATCCATATGTTGATATTGAATATGATACTTCATTAACTGAAAAACAAAACAAAAGTGCTATTAGTACATTAACATCAAATAATAATATACATTATTATAAAATAAAGATAGTAAAGGGGAAAGACTTAATATTATATAACGAAACACCTAAACAATATTTGCGAATATATTTTAAAAATATAATGGCAAGGAAGAAATGTATTAAATTAATATTAGAGAATAATATTAAAAGTTATAATAATGATACATCTAGTTATTACAGAGTAGTAGCAAGAGAATATCATCTTAATTTATGTTCTTGGAATGAAATTAAAAATTATAGAGATATTAAAATTGAGAATGAATATAAATCTGAATATCAATTATCGATAAGTATCAATGATATAAAACCGATTGATATTGATGCAGAGAAAGAAACTTTAATGAAAGATAAAAATATTAAATATAATGATTTAAAAAAAGATAAATTAATATCTATGTGTTTTGATATTGAAATGTATTCATCAGAATTAGGGAGAATGCCTTCGGGTAAAAACCCGGAAGATATTATATTTATGATATGTATGACATTTCAATTTATTAATGATGATAAATCATTTTTGAATGTATGTTTAGTATCAAAAGAATGTGATGTACAACCTGAGTTATATACAATTGAATGTGGTTCTGAAAAAAATGTATTAAAGATGTTTGCAATATTTGTAACTAATATGCAACCTGATTTCATTACTGAATTTAATGGTTCTGATTTTGATTGGAAAGTTATTATACAGAAATGTCAATATTATAATTTAATACCATTTTATGCAGAACATTTTTCATTAAATGTATTAACTAATTATAATTTAAAAGTTGACCAAATATTAGAATGGAATACACCAACAATTCGAGTAAAGTTAAGCGCAGAGATGGATGCATATTCTTATAATTTACAACAGTTTGGGTATATACCATTTGATACGCGTATTATATTTCGAAAATTATATCCAAAGGATTCAAAATCGAGTTTAAATTATTATCTACAAATACATGATTTAACTTTAAAAGATGATATGGAAATTAAAAGAATGTTTGAGATTTACGAAAGTGGAACTTCAGCAGAAATGAAATTAGTTGCACATTATTGTTTAGTTGATTCTTTTCAACTACATGAACTATTAAAGAAAAAACATGTGATACAAGATAAACGTGAAGTTTGTTTAGTATCATACACTAGTTTATTTGATGGTTTTTACAGAGCGGATGGAGTTAAAGTTAAGAATTTAATTATATCTAGGTGTTTAATGAAAAACATATTTTACAACAGTGTTATGAACAATAGTTTAGAATATAATAAAGAAGCTGAAGATGACAATGATGAAGAAAAAGCAAAATATCCAGGAGCTATGGTTTTAGAACCTATTAAAGGATTAGTTAGTAGTTTATATAATATAAAAGAATTTAATGATAAATTAGATACTAGCGAACAATGTGATATAGTTGAGATTAATAAATTATATGAATATATAGATAAAAATTATGAAGATATATTTATTAATAAAACTATTGATATTACAACAGTTGATAATAATTTATGTAAAAAGTATATAGATTATATTAAAACTAATGAAATGCAATATCCAGTATCTGGATTAGATTTTTCATCACTATATCCTTCTATTATTATGGCATATAATTTATCACCAGAGTATTTAGTATTGGATAAAAATTATGCAAATTATTTAAGAAACAAAGGTGTAATTTTGCATCATATTAATTTTAAATTATTAAATAGAAATGAAGAACAAATAGAAGGATGGACAGTTAGACATAATGACAATCCTGAACAATTTGGATTATATCCATCTATATTAAAAGAATTATTTGACAAGAGAGTAATAATGAAAAAACAATTAAAGATATATAAAGATAAGATAGAACATACTGAAGCAATGGATCAAACAAAATCTTATATAACAGATGAAGATTATATTGACAATTTATTCAATATGAATTATTATAATTCAAAACAATTAGCATTAAAAGTATTTATGAATACCTTTTATGGTGAAACTGGAAATAGTAAATCTCCATTATTTATGATTCAATTAGCCGGTGGTACAACATCAGCTGGACAATATAATTTATTATTAATAAAAGATTATATTGAAAAATTAAATACAAAGATATACTATGGCGACTCTGTAACAGGAGAAACACCAGTTATTATAAAAAGAAATAATCAAATAGAAATTATACCAATAGAAGAATTAAATTGGAAAAATAATGAAATTATACAAAGTGATAAAAAAGAAATTATTATAGATAATGAAACCGAAGTTTATACAGAAGATGGATGGACGAAAATTAAAAAATGTATAAGACATTATACAAATAAAGATTTGTATAGAATTACTACACATACTGGTTCTGTAATTGTTACAGAAGACCATAGTTTATTAGATAATAATAAACAAAAAATTAAACCAGAGGAATGTAAAATAGGGACAGAATTACTCCATTGGAAAAATTTAAATAATAATACAAAAAATATAGATAAAATTAATATATTATCAGATTTAAATATTATTAAAGAAATTAAAGAAAATATATCATTTGTATATGGATTTTTCTATGGCGATGGAAGCTGTGGTAGATATGAATGTCAAAGTGGTATTAAACATTCATTTGCATTAAATAATCAAAATGTAGATATATTAAATAAATGTATAAATATTTTTAATTTATACCATACAGATGTAAAATTAAAATTAATTGATACAATTGAAAGTAGCGGTGTATATAAAGCAATTGCTGTAGGAAAAGTTTCTAAACTTGTAAATATATGGAGAACATATTTTTACTCTGATAGAAAATATAAAAAAGTACCAACTTTTATACTAAATTCAGATAATGAAACTAAATTATTATTCTTACAGGGATATTATTTAGCAGATGGTGATAAAAATGGTAATAGAATGTGTAATAAAGGACAAATTGGTTCTCAAGGATTATATTTGTTATTACATAATTTAGGGTATAATGTTAGTATAAATACAAGAAAAGATAAATTGGATATTTATAGATTAACATTTACAACAAATAAACAAAGAATAAATCCTAATATAATTAAGAAAATAGAATATATAGGTAAATCAAAAGATTATGTATATGATTTAGAAACTGAATCACATCATTTTGCAGCAGGTATTGGAAAAATGGTAGT